TCATGTGCTATGGTCAAAGACCAATGTCTCCGTGGTTGAGACTAATCCTTTGTTCCTATCTGCCCATTTAACAACAATATCTTCGGTAAAATTATCGTAATAGCTAATTTCATTTTTATTAGGAAGATACTTGCTCATCGCATCCAAAATTTCCCGATGGATACAATGGAACTTATATTTGAACATTTGCTTTGTCGTATTCTCCCAAATCGTCTTTACGTCAATTCTTTTACTAAGAAGCTCCTTGCCGTATACAACATTGGTTAATTCTTCCGTAAAAACACCTTTCCATTGAGCGACACTTGTTAGGAAACCTACTACTCCACCAATCAACAGAATATCTCCAATGCTAATAAGTAAGTCTGCCCAAAATACACATTTAGTCCAAATTAGGGCAATGTCAGATTGGAAATATATTACAATATTTCCGAATAGATAGCATATCAATCCGAGAACGAATGCAATCCATCCAGAAGACTCTTTTAGAGACTCCTTCGAGAACATTGGCAGTTTGAATTTCATGTTTTTAATTGATTTTGTTATGACAAAGTTAGTGTAAAAAGTTGCTATTTCCAAACATTTTCACTCAAATAACTACATATTTGGGCTGCAAGCTCTAAATAATCCATGATTTTGTGATAATTTGATTAATAATATACTTCTTTTGACCTCCTTAATGGAATAATGTCGAGAGACTCCACCGGCGGCTATTCAGCTATCGTGAGCGGGAGGCATTTTCTTGGCTGCTTATATAAAACTTATTCTTATAGGGATTTTTGTACTTTTTCAGTTGCCTTAAGTTTCAGCATTTCCAAGTCTTGTTTTTCGTGTTTTTGCTGCTCATACGAAAAGTTCCAAACATCGAAAGCATCATAGCCATAACTATACTGATAGCCTATTAAGTCGTAAACCTTGTGAATATATCTTTCTCGAAAACTTAAGGAGTAGCTGCTGTCTTTGATAGTCTCAATATAATCCTCATATTGTCTTTTCATGCGATCATACTCGCGTTCAACTTCTCGGTTATAAGCGTCTAAAGCCCGTTCAATGGAATTTGCCAATGCTTTTACTTTTGCTTGCTTCTCGCTGTATTTGTAATAAACTATCCCGCCAATAACAAGCAACAGGGCGATTGAGCATATAATATATAAAGTTCGCTTTTTTACTTGCATTTTTTACGTTGTATTGAAGTTAGACGGCCTGCTATAATTGAACTGCATCCAAGGATTGTCCAAATCAAGCTCTTTGTGACAATTGCAGAAGACCTCGCTGCCGAGATTATGTAATTATAAGCGTCCCCACCTACATATCTTTTTTCTGAGAACATAAATGGGTCACTGTTATTCCATAGTTCAAGGTCGTTGTTGTACCATTTAAATGCAAAATACAATAATATTGCACCAACTACATAAAACGCTATTTCTATAATCAGCGGAATGTTAATATTTACAGTATTGCTTTTTTGCTTTTTAGGTGTACCGTTTTCCAAAACAGTGTTGTCGGATTTTGTTTCGGGCGTACTCTCATTTTTTTCATTCTGTTCCATACTTTGATATAATAAAAAGGTTAAAATTGAATAATATGTTAAACTAAATTCAGATATTCAGAAATTCTCAAGACTCTAAAATTTCATTAAATACACCCACAATCCCCCGAAAACCGCCCCCGGCTATTTAGATGTTGGGGTTATATCGTCAGTCTTTTGAACAGTCCTTATCCAATCAATAACTGTGTCCATTGTTGGCTTGTAGCCAATCTCTCTTTGTTATTCATAAAGAACAAGGCCTTGTTTAAGTGAGAGCATTAATTATAGCGAAACTGACAATGCCAACAAGGCATATACCTAAACAAACTATAATAATCCATATCAATTCTTTTAGGGTCAGTTCCTCAGCACTGTCTGTCAGCCATTTGAATATATAGAAAATGGCTAAAAAGCCAAATATACACCCTAAACCATCGTCATTTCGTCTGCTCATATCTAAATATTTTCTTTATACCTATCCGCCTGTTCTCGCTCACGCTGTCTGCGCTTCTCTCTTGCCGCTTGCTCTTTTGCCTTCTTTATACTGTCATTTTGCATTTGCTCCTTGCGTTCAAGATTATATAATGTTAAATCTCTATAACGGATAGTAGTATATCCCGGTTTCTTAATATTATATCTTGCTCCAGTGCCACTTGTAGGGTCATGAACTGATTCGCTATGAGGCGCCCTTGATGACAATTCAATTTCAGCATTTTGCCATTTCCAATGGTTGTTTTTGGTAATACCGTATTTTCGTTCAAATACGGGTTCAAGTTCATAATAAGCATGGTGGTTGTCAATTTTTACCTCGACCGCGTATAGCTTCCCTCTATAAAACTTAGGCTCGACCCCCGAAATGCGATACGACAATACATTACCCTTTTCATTGGGAAACACTATTTTATTGTCGTACTCTCGTTTGAAATTGTTTATCAACCTTTGGTATTCTCCCTTGCTTATGCCAAAACGCAATCCTGCAAAGATGTTGCCCTCAAATATTGAATCCTTGCGTTGGTCTGCGATTATCTTTGCGGTATCAATAGGCTCAGTAATAATGCTATCAACCGATGCGATATTCGGCTCAACTATTACATTACTTGACTTTGTAGAGGACAATCCCCAAACAATAACAACTATAACAGCGGTGCTTACGATGAACAGCAATATTTTCTTATAATGCCGCTTAATCAATGGCTTCCAATCGTTAGTATGAGACAAAATCCAATAGCCAATTAAAACCAGCAATACAACCCACCATATTGCTTTTATTAATTGCCAAAGCATTCCAAACAAAAAAGCTATTGCCCACCAAAAACAAAATATCATAGCTTATCCATAATTTTATTTATGAGGGAATCTTTTACTTCAACCATTGCAAGTAAACGAGAAATCTGCTCATCCTTTTGGGCGATACTTTCTGCATATAGCCCCATTTGCTTATCAACTAATAAAAGTGCTTTTGAAAACTCCATTATAGCGTTTTTTATTTCTTCTTGAGACAAAATTATATAATCCCCGGATGTGACTTGCTGAAAATTTTTATCATCAGATATATTTGATACCGTTGGACGAAGCATTTCCCCATTGCCAAATTGGAGCCACTTGGGATTTAACTCGGGGAATGTTGTATATATTTTTGAAAAAGTCCCATTTTGAGAGTTCTCATTTAACTTTAACACTGCATTTTGGCTTAAATTGCATCGGTATGAAAAAGTTTGTATGGATAACCCTAAATGGTGGATAAATACCAATATGCGTTCTCGAATAGTAACCGGATTGTTCATTATGATTTATATTAATTATTACAATATTAGCTAATTTATCCTATACGAAAAATATGTTTTAAAACATGTTTTTCAAAAATTTCCGAAGTAATACTTGAAGTTCTATTGCGTAATTAAATGATATTGTTTAAATTTGCGAAGTAAAATTGATGAGCGAAAATTTTTGAAAATATTTTTCGCTTGAAAATTTAATTTGGATATTAGAAATTAATGGTTTAACTTTGTGCCGCTCTACATATTGAATGGCGGTCAAGTTAACCGCTTGCGAACCGTTAGCGGTATTTTTATATCCTAACGCGAAATACGCGGCATTGTACCCCCGTATCGTATCTGTAATGGATGCGTAGACTGCCATTTGGTATGTAGAGCAACGGGAAAGGCAATGCCGTTTTTCTATTGCCTGTAATCTTTCATAAACTTGCTCTATACAATGAAAGAAACCTTAACAAGCAAGCTCCGGGAGTCGTACAATCGTACGGCTCTACGCGGAGCAAAACTGCGGAAAGCAGCCACCAAGCGTAGCGGTGTAAAACAACGCCGAGTAAACAACCTCGCCGTGTTCCATTCAACATTATCAACAACTATCTAAATGCTTGCAGAATGGAACAGAAAACAAACAATTGCCCCTTTGAGGGGTTTGTGCGGGAAGATGCCCTAATTCCAGATAGGGAGGCCCAACTCGCAGCCGAGGAAAGAGCAGCAGACATCTTTGTAAGATTCATGATGTCGATAACGGAAGACCTCATTGGCGGACTATCGGAAGAACAGCTATCGGTGAGGAGTAAGTCGCGTCTGAGTCGTGATACATCGTTCATTTGAAAGGAGGTCGACGATGAAGACAGAATCAGAAATCAACCGCCACGGCTACCGCGTTGAGATAACCTACGATAGGCGTTTTATGCCTCTTTGTATGCCGAACACTATTGAGTATGCTACTGTCTATCTCAGGCTTCCAAACGGCAAACGCGAATATATTGGCTACACAAGTGGTGCATGGAGCGTCGATACTTCGTGGCTTAGGGATAAAGCCATTCGCCGAGCGCAAGATTATATCGAGAAAGGAGGTCTGCGATGAAAGGGAAAGAAACCAAAGGGCAGCGGTTCTTCTGCAAGGAAGATTGGAACAATGCTGTAATCGATTTGATGTCCGAAAATGGGTATAGCAATGTAGAGCAGGTATATCCTAAATCTAACCAAATTAAAACGTACCATATTACGAGCTATCCAATCGTCACTATTGATTATAGAATGGAGCCGATGCCGATATTCGTTCAGGAATGGATTAAGAACCACCCACAGCCGACAATGAACCGCGATGAGTTTGTTCATTCGCTTGGCGAACGTGTATCGGCTCTTGAAGCCGCACTTACGGAGAAAGGAGGTCTGCAATGAAAGGGGGAAATAAATTCATTCTCGGAAACAAGCCACGCGAAGAAACTACCAAGTCTGAAATTGCGGAAGCATACGCAACAATTCTACTTACAGGTGCATTCTTTTTGGGCTTAGCCATTGGAGCGGCATCTTATGGGTATTCAACATTGGCGATGGTTTTCGGTGCGCTTATGGGCATCTGTATGTTAACCGGAATTATATGCCTCATACGTGCATAGGCTTAAATCATTAACCCAAATTATCATGTGGAACTTTCAAAATAAACTAAAAAGAACAGCGGTAAAAGAATATACCGCAGCCGAGGTTCACGCTGAACTAACGGCAATGATGCTGATGTTTCTCTCCGACATTCAGCAGGAAATAGAGCGCAAGAATGTACCTGTGGCTGTCAGCCGTGAACTGCCGTTGCTTGATAAGCTCGGTTTCAAGCGCTCAAAGAACCTCCAACTCGCCAAGCAAATCACAAATGAAGTGGAGGCACACAACAAAGCGTTTGAGGAAAAGAAAGCCGCCCTCAACTTTATGCAAAAGGCGTGGGCGACATTCGGCAAAGACACAATGGTTGTGCGCTATGACAAATTCTTTGAATTGCTACGAAAGTACAACCTCGTGTGTGGCAGTTTCGACCGCTACACCGGAACAATCCCTGCGGACAATCTCGTCGACATAGAGCGAGTGGTAAATATATTGGAGAATAACGTAGAATTGGTTATTTCATTCCAATATATCACTAAGATAGACACAGATAACAACGATATATCGCTGTTGCGGCACTTCAATCTCTATCCGGCAGACTCTACGGTTCGTAAAGAGATATTCGTTTCAAATGGGTTGAACAATGTTGTGATAATGTCGCAACAAGAATTAGACCGTAAAGAAGAAGTAATACGTAACCGATGGCTGCGTTCATCGAGTTTTAGCTACGACGAAAATGACCGAGACCGCGACATCAGGAGATTGCGTTCTTCATTCTCAAAGGTTGCCCCCACTTCGGAAAATATATTCATTGCCGCACCTGCGCAGGAGATGGCAGACTTTGAAATCAAACTGTTCTCTTCTTCCGAAGAACGCCGCAAAATAGAAGCCGAAGAACGCCGTATGCGTGAAATCCGCACCTCCGACCCGTTCATTTGCTCTCTAACGCCTTTCGGGGTAATGATATTCTCCAAGTGGGGAGACGAAGCGCAAGACGAAATCATCAAGCGTTACGAGCAACTGCGTGACGCGGTAATCGGGAAAGGAGGCGAGGTATGAAATTCTACATTGCTACACTTATCATTATCTTTGTAGTGGTTGCTGGCGGGTTCTCAGCTTTCTTCTATCTTAACTACGGATGGCTCGCACTTGTGGTCTATCTCGTGTTCGCAGTAATTTGTGCCATGCCGTCGATGGTGGAATTGAACCGTTGGCGCAAGGAGAAAGGAGGCTCGCTATGAAACCGACCTACGACTGCACCCAACTCGCTGAGCGTTTGGGAATATGGAACCTCGCAAGTGTCAAGAAAACGATGCTTGAGGCGATAGGCAACATCGCCGTGGCCGTGCATGACAAGGACACCGACCGCATGGCTTCAATCCAATGCGACCTGATGTGGTGCTACGAAATCTTCGACACAATCAAGGAGAAAGGAGGCGGGAAATGAGCTACGACTTCACCGCCGCCTCGGAGTTCTTCGACACGCTCGGTGCCTCTCCGCAGGAGGTAAAAGACGAAATCGACCGGGTTACTGACGAGATAAAGCGCAGCCGTATCTTCACAATACAGAACACGCGCGTCCTTGGCCTGCTCTCGGTATTCGCCGACTTCATCGAGCGCATAACGCCCAAAGAGGAGGCACCATGCGCAACCCCATAAAGGAGATTGTCGACTACCTGCGTGCCGACAATGCAATGGACGAGCTGGAGCGCGCCATCAAGGCCGAGGAGAGGCAACTCGCCGAATACCGACGCCTGCGTCGACGTCTCCCGCGACTGATAAGCGAACTTGAATCCACTGTCAACGAGCTTAAAAAGCTCTTGCGGTAGTATTGTATTTGTCGCAAAAATATCGTACATTTGCGACAAAGAGCCGAGAGCCATGCGACAGCAATGCCGTGTGGCTCTCATGCTTTTTACAGGTACCTTTAATTAACAATGCGGAGTCAGAGCCATAGAGCCGATTGCTCACCCTAACGGTGGCGGTCGGCTCCCGCTATTCACAGCGGACAAGATGGCAGACAATTTGATTTTCCCGATAGGGTTTGACTTGGAGAGCGCGGTAAAAGAGGCGGGCAAAGAGTGGGACAGCGCTTATGCCGCCAAGCTGGAAAAACTGTTGGCGAAGCGCCCCGTAAAAGTCGAACTCGACTTTGATACTAAAAAACTCAACAATCTCGATGACGTCAAGCGGCGTTTGGCGGAATTAAAAATCGAGCCGATAACCCCTGAGAACAAGACGGCCATACGGGATTTGGTGCGTGAGCTGAAAGAGCTTGCGCGCATCATGGAGAAGGTGCAGAAGTTCAAGGGCATCGAGCTGCCCGAATTGCAGGCGGCCAAAGCGGCCAAACTCAGAAAAGATGTTGCGCAGGCCGATGAGAAGCTGCGCCTGAGTCAGGAAAGAGTACGGCAGGCGCAGGAGCGTCTGACCCTCGCACAGCAAAGGGCGGAGCAGCAGGCGCGCCGCACAAGCAACGCATACGCTTCGCAGGGTACCTATCTGCAAAAGCTGACACAGCGTATGGCGGCTTATTGGAGCGTCCATCAGGTCGGCAATTTCCTTACGGCGGTGCGCGACGTGACGGCGGAGTTCGAGTTGCAGCGCATTTCGCTTGGTGCGATAATCCAGGACCAGGCGCGGGCGAACCAGCTCTTTGCCGAAATCAAGTCGTTCGCGTTGAAGTCGCCGGTCAAGATTCTCGACTTGACGAAGTATACCAAGCAGCTGGCGGCGTACAAGATTGGGGTCGACGAACTTTTCGAGACAACAAAGAAGCTCACCGACGTGTCGGTAGGTCTCGGCGTGAGCATGGACAGGGTGGTGCTTGCATACGGCCAAGTCCGCGCTCGAGGTGCATTGTATAGCTCGGAAATCCGTCAGTTTACTGAGATGGGAGTGCCTATTGTAGAGGAACTTGCAACTAAATTAACTAAGATGAATGGGGAACTTGTGACCTCTGCGCAAGTGCTTGATTTGGTTCAAAAAGGTGCCATATCCTTCGAGATGGTCAAGGAAGTATTCGACGACATGACAAGTGCCGGCGGTATCTTCTACAACATGCAGGAGAAGCAGGGCAACACCCTCTATGGTATGTGGGCGAAACTCGGTGATGCTGCTTCGGTGATGTATGACAAAATAGGTAATACCGGAGCAGTGTCAGAGGGAATGCGTACGGGCATAGAGCTGTTGACAAAGCTGATGCGTAACTATGAACAAGTATTGTACGGTGCCGCAACTGCTGCCGTGATTTTTGTAGCAAAGAGCGCCATCAAGAAAGGTGCATCAGCAAAGGAAGTACAACAAAACAAAACGGTAATCGCAGCGGTCAACCAGCGTAAAAAGGCTGAGCTGGAGCTTAAAATAGCGCTTGACAATGTGCGTATAGCAAAAGAGCGTAATATCCAAGCCGACATAGAATCGGCAAAGTCTCAGGCGACGGCTGCCCGGGAGACTCTTAACAAAGCGCGTGAGGCTGAATCCAAAGCATTGCAACAACAAGGGCGCGTTGGCGGGTGGTTTTCAACTATGGCAAAAAACTTAGGGGCAGGATTATTGAACATAGGGAAAAGCCTGCTGCAAGGAGGATTATGGGCGGCAGCAATAGTGGGGATAACATCCCTGATAAGCGCATTGACAGGTGCAACAAATAAAGCGAAGAAATTAAAGGGAGAACTGGAAAGCATCAGCCTTGACATTCAACTTCAGACAGAGGAGAGGATAGAAACATTCGAGCACCTTGTCAAAGTCGCGGTATCGGAGGCTGACGGAACTAAGAAACAAAAAGAAGCTCTTGACGAACTTTCACGCACGTATGGCGCGATATTGCCGGCTGAAAGCTTGCGCATCGAAAATCTGCGGGCTATGAACGGTGAGTATGGTACACTTATCAACATGATTAAGCAGGCCGCCGCAGCGGAAGAGATGCAGAGGCAATTGTCCGCAGTAGAAGATATATATGGCCCCGATAATGTCGACCGTCAGAAGAAGTTGCTCAAAAATTTGACTTCTGGGAAATTTGTTTTAGCGAACACATCTTTGCAAATGGGCATCGATGAAATGAGATTGAGCAAGCGAGAGGGTTCTATACTGATGTCGACGATGGCAAAAGTCGCATCTGAAGAGGGGGCAAGGCTGGCCGAAGAATATTCTGACGACACAGAGCGAGTTAAGGCTCTCATCAGATTAGGCGTTGAACGGCTCCACGCCGAGGGTGAACTGACGCGGTTCTCGGCGGAGTATCTTGAAGGTGCGATATTCCAAATAGATAAGACTGCGTTAGAAGGACTTGGCACAATGGGAGACTACCTCCGCGATGCTATGGAAATGGCATCGCAGAAAAGCATAATAAAAGAGGATTATGAGAAAGAAGCCAATGAACTTGACCAGTATTCCAAGGCCATGGAGGGTTTTGGAAGCGTAGTATCGGCAGCGAAAGAGGATACTGCAAGTCTCGTGGCTCAATTGGATGAATTAGAAAATAGTGAACGCAAAGTAATCGATATTATACCCGGCATTATCTCCGGGATAAAATTGCCGAAACTATTCAGCGATGAAGACCGTGCGGAAGTAGAGGAATGGCTTGGCGTCCTTAAGGATATGGACGGTACGGATATTGAAAAATCTTTCGTGGCGCAGGAGGCGGCAATGCAGGACGGCATTTCCCGTATGAAAAAGATGTTCAAGCAGGCCGGTATCGAGTTTAAAGACGAGTGGCTTGAAAATATGTCTTTGGAGGAAGTCAAACAAGGGTTGTTGTCATGGGTGGACTGGAAAGCTGTTATTGACTCTATCCCTGCAAACGACCCGCAGTTGCTGGCGCAAATTAAGACATTGAAATCAAATCTGGAAAGCCTGCAACCATCGGATGAGTTCGCGAAAGGTATACAAGCCAAATGGAGAAAAATAGCATCGTCTTATACGTTGAGTTTAGCGCAAATAAATAATGGTTTGTGGGATGGCAAGGGGACTATGGAAGACTATCGTAAACATCTTGAAAATCAGATAAAAGCCACTAAACAAACGTTAAAGCAAGCAAAGGCAGCGACTGCTGAGGTAGCCAAAGGTACGTTGTGGGCTAAGGCAATTTGGGGTATCACAATTGGGGCAGAAGAAAATAACCTTAAAGCATTGGAGGAAATGCTTGAGGATATAAAGAAAATGACTATTGATGACGGCAAAGGCGGCTCCAAGTCCGACCCGCGGCTCGGTATCCTGCAAGAGATGGTCAGCACGTTGAAGCAGGTCAACAAGGAGTATGACGATTTGGCGAAGAAAGAGGGCGCGACAAAGGCGCTGGAAGACACGGCCAACAAATACGAAAATACGTTTAAGTACCTGCAATCGCTTGCGACAAAATACAAATTTGAATTGCCTGATTTCGGTGTCCCGACCGATGCCGCGTCGCTGACAAGGTATCTTAATGCGATAAAAGACGCCATGAAGAAACTCCCTGAGTCGGAGAAAGCGGTGTTGTCGCTTGAAACGGACATTTCCGACATAAACATGGCCGATGCGCAGAAGAAGATTGAGGAGGAGCTGAAACGCCTCGCCGACCGCATATCGCGCACCAAGACGGCGAAGGAGTTCTACGACAAGATACTCGGCATGACGGGCGACATGGAGCTTGCCGCCGACGTGTCGATGTCGGTGTACGGAGGCACAGGCGAGGGGTTGCAGGCTCAGTTGGCCAAAGAGATACGCACAATGTTCGCTGGTTTTGATATAGAGGTTCCGGTTGAGATAGTTTCCGCTGATAACCGCATAGATTATCGTGCGTTGGAGAAGTATGTATTGAGTAAGCAAGACATACTGGGTGGCATAGAGAGTCAGACATACAAAGAGCTTATGAAGATAGCTAAGGACGGCCAGCGCGACCTCGCCAAGACCTACGAGGGTTATCTGAAAGACCTTGAAAAGGCCAAGACGTACTCGGACAAGCGCATCGAGCTTGCGCGGTACACAGCCAACAAGATAGCGGAGATTAACGCTTCGACATTGCCTCAGGAGGAGAAAGACCGTCTGACGGCAGGATATAGGGAGCGCGAACGTCAGAAACATGGTGAAATTGAGTGGGAGGCATTCAAGGATATGCCTATGTATGTGCAGATGTTCGATGACCTTGACAACGCTTCGGCCACGATGCTTACAAATATGAAATCTAAACTTCTGGAGCTTCAATCGGTATGGGGGTCGACTCTCAATCCGACTCAGCTCAAAGAGTTGCAGAGCCGACTGAGCGATATTGACGCACAGCTTGCCAAGAAAAACCCGTTCAAAACCCTGTCGGACGCGATGAAACAGTATAGGGTATTGAGTAAAGGCGGTACGCAGGCCGATGCCGAGCGTGGACTTATCGAAGCTACTAAAAAGCATCAAGACGCACAGCAGAAGTTGAATATGGCTCTTGAAAACTCTCTTGATGCACAGGAAAAATATAATGAAGCAGTCTCTAAATACGGTGCTGACAGCGAGCAGGCAAAGGGTGCCAAGATGTTTTGGGATGCTGCCCGGCAGGGCGTCGACGATGTAAAAGAACTCGTTAAGCAGACCGGATTGAGCGAGAAAGAGGCACAGCGTGTTGTCAACGCATGGAAGAAAGTGAAAGATTCAATCGGCATCTCGCTTGGCGGAGTTTTTCAGATTGCTCATTCACTTAGCGACCTCGCGAGTGGCATTGGGAAAATAACGGAGGTATTCGGCGGTTCGGAAGAGGATGTTCAGTATTGGAATGACATCTCAGACGGACTCAATGAAGTGACAAGCGGTATAGAGAATATGGTGCAGGCTGCGATAAGCGGTAATCCTATCGGTATTGTTACGTCGGCTATTACTTCCATTCCCAATATGATTAGCGGCTTTTCCACACTTTTCTCCGCGGGGAAAATACGCAAAGCCAACAAGGAAATCAAGCGTCAGCAGGAATTGCTGGAGCAGTTGCAATACGCATACTCCCGGCTTGAAAATGCGTCAGACAAGGTGTTCGGGCGCGACTATATCAACAACTTCCGTCAGCAGCAGAAGAACCTTGAGGCGCAGGCACGCGCTTATCAGAAACAGGCGGCGGCTGAGCGCAGCAAGGGTAAAAAGGCCGACAAGGATAAAATCAAGGAGTATGAAAATGCCTACCGTGACACGATGGACGAGATTGCCGACATGCAGGGGCAGATTGCGGCTCAGATGCTCGGTACGGACTTGACAAGTGCGGCGCGTGACTTCGCCAAGGCATGGCTCGACGCCTATAAGGAGTTCGGCAACACGGCTGACGCGATGAGTGAGAAGTTCCACGAAATGATTGAGAACATGATTATGGAGTCGTTGCTCGCAAAGGTGATGGAGCGCGCGCTGAAGCCTGCGTTCGATATGATTGACAATATGGGCGAGGAGGATTTCTATTCGCAGTCGTTTTGGGAACAGATAATGGCAAAGGCCGAGCAGGGAGCGAAAGACGCCGACCACGGCGCGCAGGTGATGATGGAGTTTCTTGAAAAGGCCGGTATCTCGATGCGCGACATGAACACCGAGTATACGGGCATGAAACGTGACATTGCGGGCGCAAGCGAGGAGACGATGAGCAGTGTGGCCGTCATAGGCAATACGCTGATGTACTACGTGTCACCGATACCGCGCATGGATGAGAACCTTGCGGCGATACGGCGTGTGGTGGAGGCGGGCACGACTCCCGTACAAAGCACGGCGATAGATACTACGGCGCTATGGAACCGTCATCTCGAATTGCAGCAGGGGATATATGAGCATACGCGCCGCAGTGCTGAGAAGTGTGAGGCAATGGCGGCGCAGTGCGCTCAGATGGCGAGCGACATCCATAAGGTGATTGTGCCCCGTGGCGGTGGTTCGGCGGCGGCTTCGATACAAGTACGGATGTAATATTTAAAGTTATACTTTAATAAGTATAGTGTATTTTATTGATATTTACTATATTTGCAATATGAAATTAAATTATAAAAATGACTTTGATTTTATCCTGAAACTGGCTACGTGCATAAGGCACGAGGACGGTACATGCGAGAAGCGCGATGTGGGTTGGCCGGAGCATGACTGGGTGGCGACGTTCTGGACTGCGAATAAGGCGAACGTATATGTCGCCTCGCGCAAAGGCGACACGCTCGTCAACTGCTTCAATGACAACGGGCGCATACATGTGGTGTTCAACAACCACCGTCTGGGTAAAGGCGTCCTGCGGGTGGATTTCCACTCCGAGGTACACAATGCCATCTACCCCGACGGCATACGGGATTTGTATGAACCGCAGCCGCTCGACATCGAGTTGGTCGACGGTCCGGGTGACTGTGCCGGTGCCGCGGAGGTGGAAGTGCTGCTGCCGTATATCAAAGGCGATAAGGGTGAGCCGGGACGCGATGCAGGTATTCCCGTTGTTCATCATGGAGCCGACGATGTAAGCGTTGATATTATCCCTGACGTATTGCATGTATGGGGTGTGGTGGCGGAACTGAGATTGCAGTTGGCGAAGGAACCCGATGACGGATTGCTGCATGAATATATGGTGGAGTTTGTGTCCGGCGAGACTCCGACGATATTGAGCCTGCCCGCGTCGGTGAAATGGGTTGTTGAGCCTGAGATGGAAAGCGGCCGACGCTACCAGCTCAGCATAGTAAATGGTATCGGTGTAATCGGAGGGTCATCGTTATGAGTATTTTTCGTAGAAGACTGATGCGGGCAGGGGCTGATACGGATACGCAATATCTACGGTATTGGTGGGATGCACATGATGCTATTGTTGACGGGATGTGGGTTGACCGTGTGAGTGGCGGCAAAATACGGCCGAAAGGAGGCGAACAAGATACTGCTGCCGGGACTTTCCATTTTCCCGAAGAAACTTATGCAAGTATTATCTCAAGGGTTGACCTTGGTCGTCATTTCCGTATAGTATTTAATGCGCGTATCGTGGTTCCGCCGGACGACGGGAAAACACGCCGTTCATTTGTTTTAATGGAATTTGGGTCTGTCAGTAGTGTAAATCGTGGATTGTATACTGCTTTGTTAAGATACGCGGGAGGGGAAGGCACTCCTAATATGAACTATAAGATGTTTGGAAATAACAATCAGGTATTGTATAAATTCCCGGACAACTCATTCCCGTTTGAATTTGACAGTATCCTCGATGGCGTTTTTGAATTCGGAAACGAAGCATTTGATGATGAAAATGATATATTATGGTTCAGGGGTAATCGGCAAGCCAAGATATATAGCATCAATCCGCACCCGATAATTAATCATAGCGGTTTCTCGAATCAATTCCTAAACCGAGGGGCTATCGGTTTTACCTATTCTAATGAAAGGTACAACAATGATATTACTTACCGTTCAATAAAAATTTATGTGTATGACTGAGATATGGAGAAAAGATGATGGAACAGTATATGGTGGCCGGAGTATCGTGCTCGGCGCCTGCCGTATATTCAACCCGTCCGCCGCGCAACTTGCCGAAGCAGGATATAAGAAATATATAATGGCATCCCCGCCGGCGGATATGGATATGAATGAGTATTATAAGGCAAAGGTCGTAGAGCTTATACGTGAGCGCTACGACATCAACAAGGAGATGGAGATACAGCGCGAAATGCTCGATGCATTGCTCAACTCCGCGCCCACGGACGTCGACGATACCGACTCCGGTACAACTGATATTGTTGTCGAGTTCAATGCCTACAATGATTATGTGGAGGAATGCAAGCGCCGGGCGAAGGAGATGTTGATGAAGAAAGGAGGAGAAGATGAAATACTTTTGTTTTAGCGAATTTCAGCGCTCGGCTACAGCTGAACGTCTTAAAATAGATAACAGTATCCCCGCTGGGGCAAAGGGAAACATAACGGCATTGGCCGACAATGTGCTCGACCCGTTGCGCGAGGCGTGGGGCAAACCGCTGACAGTGACGTCGGGCTACCGTTGCCCGTCGCTCAATAAAGCTGTCGGAGGAAGCCGGACGTCACAGCACATGACGGGGCAGGCCGCGGACATCAGCACGGGTAACATCGTAGACAACGCAAGGCTATTCCATCTGATAATCGACAGCAAGCTCCCGTTCGACCAGCTTATATTTGAAAAGGGCGACATCAACGTCGGCCCGGCATGGGTGCATGTGTCATACAGAAGCGACGGCAAGAACCGCCGGCAGATATTGTATTTGTAATCGGGAGAAGCTATGAACAAGGATGGATATAATCAGGCTCGGCGATGGGGATGCCTCGGTATAATGATATACATGATAACCGTGGTTACGGCGATAGTGCTTTTATGCTCATGCTCGCGAAGCGTATATGTCCCGGTAGAAACGGTTCGGCATAATACCGACACCCTGCGACTGACGGCATTGCGCGTCGACTCGGTGTTCATGCATGACTCGATTGCCGTGATGTTGCGGGGCGATACGGTATATATCACAAAGTACCGTGACCGCTTCCGATACCGCACCCACACTGACACTGTGTACAAGGCCGTCATCGACACTGCCCGCATATCAGTGCCGTATCCCGTGGAGCGCCAGCTATCGCGATGGGAGCAGACGAAAATGGACTTCGGAGGGATGGCTATTGGCGGTATCGCAATTGCTGTGTGTATTGCGGTTATTTGGCTAATCAAGAAATTCAGAAAGTAATCACATGGAACTTAAACAGAAACTGATGGAAGAAGCAAGGCGCAAGGGTATATGTGGCGATGGTTACGGGTACATGCGCAGTTGTGACCGTGACAGGCTGATTGATTGCTATGTCACCAATCCTGATTGGTGCATGGAGCGTGATTATCCAACGCTGCCATTCCTTCAAGAGAATTTCCCCGACATCGAGGACAAAGGGGTGTTCGTCGACAAAACGTTTCACGGCGAAACGCTCAACGTCTTACAGGCGTACATTTTTCACAATTGCAAGGGAACGATAAGGGTAGGGCTGAACATCGAGAACGCCATTATCCCGATGCTTTACCTCGCCAACGGCTGCCGGCTGAGGATTATAGGCGCCGGCGATTATGTCCCAAAAAAGCCGAGCGATGTTCCCATATATACTTTCGGTAAGAATGACGTGTCGGCAAAAAATAACAAATATGTTACATTCAGATTATATAAGAACGAATTGATTAAAAACAGAGACCAATGACACCGACATCAGTAATAGAAGTATTTGGCGCAATGGTTGCCGCGCTCGGCGGCTATGAGTCAGTAAAATGGCTCGTGGGTTTTATCGCCCATCGTAAACAAGAGAAGCGACTTAAAAAATTAGAGGCAGACAAAAAGGAAACGGAGGTGGATGCAGACGAATTTCACCTTTACAAAGAGCGTATTGACGAACTGCGGGAAGCAAATGCCGAACTCGGGAAGCAGAACCTTGAATTACTCAAAGCCGGAGCGCGAAAAGATGAGATAATCGAAGATAAAACAGCCAAAATACGTGAGCTGAATGATAAGCTGCTTGAAGCCACACGACGTGTCGGTTTTCTTGAAAGGCTATTGCAGCATTACAAGAATTGGTTTTGCAAACGTGAAGTCGGAGATGGCAAGGAAGATTGCCGTCGACGTCAACCCGACCAGAATCCACCGTTAAAATTCAGACCGATAGATGATACCGAGTAATATTCAGATAGAAGACGGTCCCGTGTGGGACTTTCAGGAGGCGTTTGGGTTTATATACCTTGATGCCGATGAGCGCACTGCTCCCGACGAAAAGGAAGATGCCGTGACAAGTTATATGGGTGAAGCCGGCGAGCACCGTGACGGAAGGACGTGTGACGCTCCGTTTGACTATACTGCCACATTCCTTATTGAAGCGCCAAATAGAAACCTTGACAATGTGAACGCCAAGATAGCCGCGTTCAATGCGGCTATACGCGAGACACAGCCCGACAGCGATTTGAAACGCAAACGGGAGATTACATTCTACAACCTGAACAACAAAGTAAAAATAGTAGGCTTTCCGGATATAGTCGCCGTTCCGACGGAGGCATATATGTCGAAGGTTGTCGGTGCGATGGAGTATGCCAAAGTAGATTTGAAAATACGCGTCACCGACCCTCGCAAATGCGACTTCTGTCTGCCTGTTGATGCGCCCGTGGAAAAAGGTGTGAGGATAAGCCTTACATCGGATGGCAATGACATCTATGTCACTCTATCTCGTCCGCTTAAATCCGATGAGACGCTTGCGCTTCTGCGTCGAGGTCGAGTACGCAGCCGTGATAAAGGTAAACGAATCAGATGGAAAAGCAATTACCGTTGGCATGTCATGGGACATAACAATGACATATTGGAAAACGGAAAAATAAAATCAGCAATACTGGATAAGTGCCGCTTCCGTGCAAATGAACCAAACAAGCCTTTCGGCGTGAAATGCGATAAGGCGTCAGGCAGCACTTATTTGTATTCAGCGCAAAAAGGATTGGCTAAGAAAATCACATTCGGTTGTGCCGTCTACAAAGAAAACAATCTAAGTAGAGGGTATATACCGAGGCGCATATCCAATGTAGTGTATTTTGTATCGCACGTGAAGATAAACGAAGTAAATTATAGTATGGAAACTATGGATATTTCGACATGGTTTACTGTATAATAAAAAAGGCTTCATTCTATAAAGAATAAAGCCTGATAAATCGCTGGATTACGAAAATCGCTCGCACTACAAAAATAATTCTTTTTCAGTTATTATCCAAATAATCCGTGAATTAAATTATTTATTTGAAAACCTTAGAGCCATGAGCCAGATGACAGACAATTCAAGTGATTAAAGACATTATAGAGCTTAACTTCCCGAAAAAAGACGGAAAACAGTATGTGACGCTGAGTCAGGCAACCGTAACCTTGCAGGACATGGCGGAGAAAACCATCACTACGCAGGTCAGGATTGACGGGCAGATAACACCCGATTTCTCATACGATTGGGCGGTGTCATTCAAAGGCAATAAATATATATTCCCGTTCCGCATACCTCCGGGTTCGATTGATGATACATCACTTCTCTCGACAGTAGATTTGACTTTTCAGCATTGGGCGGTATACGAACTTAAGAGGCAGTATTTTTTCTCGGTACCGAATCTCGAAGCCGGCACAACAGTACCCGACAAGTACGTGACCCCCGTCAGCCTTAATCTGAGGGACTTCTGTAAGCTATTCGCGATGGTGCTTGCGTATTATTACGACAATAAAATCGCCGTCGACCTCTATGAGGGATGGGAAGCAGACCCCGCGCCTGTCACAGTAGAGATTAGCTATACAAAAATTTGGGATGTGCTAATCAAACTCTATGAGCTTTATGGAGTCAGATGGCAGATTGAGCCGAACGGCGACATCGACCATTATGTCATTAAAGTAGGTTATCCCACCACCGAAGTCAGCCACGTATTTGAACACGGGTTCAAGGGAGGATTGCTGAAATTCGAGCAGCAAGTACAGGATGATATTGTAAGAAACATGATATACGGACGTGGCGGCAACAAAAACCTGCCATATCGGTATTTTAAGAAACATGACGAGGACAATAAGACATTCTCACCCGACCCCGACTGGATACCAGAACTTAAGGACATACCTTTCACAGAGCTTCGCGGCGCTACATTCCGCTCATATATACAGGGGTGGAAAGCAAAGCACATTGCAGAATATCGAAGTGAGTATCCCGAGGAGGAATGGGTCGTAACCACTCCCGCCGCCGAGCAGGCTTATGCTCCGTGGGCTTGGCGCAAAGGCTATACCGATGGGAAATTTGACCCGGTGGAGTATGTCAAGGATAACGAGTCAATAAAGCGTTATGGCGAGCTGCCCGACGCGCTTGATAACAATGAGGAGATATTTCCTACGATACAGGGTATTGAGTTTGAAGGACTCGGGCGAATTGACGAGACTGTCAAAATTGAGGAAATCAAGAGCAATGAAGTCGAGCCGGATAAAGATAATGATGCTGTCGTTATAACACCCGCAGTATGTAAAGATACTGTCTACAATGTTCCCCCGTCAAGCTATCAGGAGTTTACAATACAAAGTGTCGGAAATTTTTTCGTCAGTGACGGTAAACATGGCGACTTGGAAGTTTCTGTAAAAGCCTTATCCGCGACAAGAACAGACGATAAATATATTGATGTGTCGACTTCTGCGGAAGTAGTAGCCGGCTCGCAAACAGTCACGGTCGTTAATGCGGATACAGGAGAAGAACATTCCGCAACGGGCATACCCCCCGGTAAATGGTATTATCGTGTTAAAGCCAGAGTGCGTAACCTCACGGCTTCATATAACCTGAATATAGAGGTCGGTGACCTTTCTCCGAAATTAACAGAGTCCACTATCAATGCGACCGTTAAGAACGCTTGGCATATATGGGTGAAAAATATATGGCAAAGTTCTAAATTGCCGACGGAAACCGCCGCTCAATACGCAAAACGAATTTGGAGTCCGATATTGGGTGACCGCGAGAGTAATGAGGCAAAGGTCATATTTACCGACGGAATGCTTGCGATGAGTCAGGACTACGAGTTTTCCATAGTGGGGATACCTACCTACGACCCAAACGAAAAACTGCCTGTAAAAGATAATGACGGCAATGTAATTGGCTATTATCCGAGCCATTGGTGTATCCCTCTTGGCAAAAGCGACGCCGACCTCGAAGCTACGGGTACATACGTACCGTCGACCATGCGTTTTGCCGAAGCGGGAAATCACATTGCCTTCATAGGCATAGATATGCCTCATCTTTATGTGGTGGAAGCTGAAAAACGTCTTGACAATTGGAAAAAGGACAATCTTGACAAAGTAAAGGATATAGCCCCGTCCGCGGTTATAAAACTCGACCCGGTACGCATCCACAACTACGGTAAAGCCGATGCGCTTGTCGACAGCCTTGTACCGGGCAACTCTATCAGGGTAGCCGACAAGCGTTTTATTTTGAATCAGGACGGTACGCCCGCTTCTTTTGAGACGCTGTATCTCCAATCGGTGACGTACACCTACAATGAACCCACTGAAACGGAAGCCAATCTGCTCCCCGACGTGGAAGTGGTACTCAGCGACAAATATGAGGTCGTGGCTAATCCGGTGGAACGGCTTACCGGTGAAGTGACGGAGCTGCATAAACAAATAGGGTCTATCAGCAACGTCTCTCAGATAGTCCGTGCGGTCGGAGACAAGAGATACCTCAGAAAGGACATGTACGACAGGGCGTCGGCTCCTATTGATTTCATGCAGGGCTTTGACAGTTACAAGCACAGCATTCTTCGCGACGGGGTTCAGTTCGGGACTTCGTTTGCCGAGGGCGTCACGGGTTTCGGCGGGAAGATTGACCGTTATGGCGAAGCATGGCTTGGGGGGCTTCATCTCAGGAGTTTCCTTGAAGTGCCTGAGTTTCGCTATAACCGCACCGAAATATCAATCGGCAATGCATGGAATGCCCCCGGGGGAGGTATCATTGAAAGGGTTTCGCCCGATTACAATGCCGACGGGTCGTTAGCGAATACAGGCACCATCACTCTTCATCTTGAGGATGGGGAAATCGGGGCTGTCGCGATAGGCGATTTATGCTCGGGCATTTTCCATGACGAGCAGAATCTCTCAAACAATTCTTCCGTCGATAGCGATGACGGGCAGGGCAACTTTCATTTTGCCGGGTTCTGTACCGTTTATTTCACGCCGACTGAAATTCTTGAAAAAAATCGAAATTCGGCGTTCCGCTATGAACTGCGTCCCGTGTCGGCACAATGGACACAACGATTCCACCCATCGGCGCAGATGCATTTTGTCGGGTATGGCAACAATGCAAAAAACACGGATGGCAGCTGGAAATATCCTGAACGGCAGAAAAGCCGCTACTCGACACGCACATACGAACGCTACCTTGTCAATGTAAATAATTGGGAGTTTGGTGCACACAATATTGCGGCTCAGTTTGGGAACCTGTCCAATCTGTCGATACAGGGAATAAACATGTCGGGATATTCGGCATATCTGAACAATATCTACATGACAGGCCATATTGAGCAGCTTGACCTCTCGCTGCGCATGGAGGTAGATTACGGCAATGACAATTTCATGGCCTATGGCGAGACACGTATGGTAAAGTGCCGCGTGTTCCGAGGCTGGCAGGAGGTAACCGACAGCGATAATATAGAGTGGTCAGTTACACGAGACACAGGCAATGCCGAGGAGGATGCCGCATGGAATAGTAAGTTAAAGGTAGCAGCTTTCAAAGGTGAAATTGCAATCCGTTACAACGATGCGGAAAACGACCTCGGGTCGACGCCCGAAACCGGAGCGATATTTACTTTCACGGCGAAAGTAGACGGTGAAACGGTTTGGACGAAGCTGACGTTGCGGCGCAACCCGCAGGACGGAACTGACGGGACTGCGGGCAGGAACTACACGCATAACCTGCTGTTGGGGTCGGAGTTCCCGGCGACACGTCGATGGCGGCCGGCACAGAATGTCGACATCGACAATACGCATACGCTGGAGGGGCGCAATTCGATAAGAAGTTCGCAGAGCGACCTGTCGGCGAGCGCATGGCGTGGCATAACGCAGGATTATGCGGGTACCATACAGGCAGGGGACGTGTTTACGGCCAGTGCGTGGTGTTATTGTGAGAATTTGGGCGGTATTGACGCGGGGGTACGTCTGGAGATACAAGTCTTTGCCGGCAACGAGCGTGTGGCTACGGGTGCGACGTCGCTGGAACCGTCGAAAGCCGGGGAATGGCAGCAGGCCAAAACGACCGTGACGATACCGGAGGGCGCTACCCGCATGGCCGTGACACTATATGTCAACCGCAACGGCACGGTGTGGTTCTCGTCGCCCAAGCTTGAGCGCGGGGAGAATGCCGCCCCTGAATGGACGCCAAATCCCGCCGACCGCATCGGAACACCGACGGAGATGTTTTACCTGTCGACCTCGAATACGGAATTGGCCGGCGGTAACTGGAGTTTTAACAAACCTGCTGCGACCGCAGGCCGTTACCTATGGACGCGTACAGAGCTACTGTACGGCGACGGTACGGTTGAACTGACCGAGCCTATATGCGTGACAGGCGAAGACGCCTATTCTGTGACGCTCACCAACGAGAGCCATGTATTTGAGGAAGGTGTGGCAGCTATGGTGGATTGTGGTATAAGTGCGCTCAAAGGCAATGTGCGTGTGCCTGTCACCATTGGCACGATAAGCGGCATGCCGCCGTCGGCTGGCATGCAGGTGTCGGTAATAGGGAACGGAAGCACATCGGCGACGGTGAGGGTAAGAGTCGCGGCGTCGCTGGCTGTGGGCGGAGTGCTGACAATACCGGTGACGGTCGACGGACTGGTATTCCAGAAGACATTCTCATGGTCGATAGCGCGGCAAGGCCAGACAGGTCCGCAGGGCATACAGGGGTGCATCTACCGCGTGACGCAATGGGCTGCTGGATTTGATTACCACAATGACTCCGCCCAAACCGGTAACGGAATCAGGTACATTGACGTAGTGCTGATACCAAATCCGGCATTGGCGACAAAGGCATACGCCTATATATGCAAGGAGGGACATACTTCAACAGCGGAGAACGCGCCCGGAGTGAACGCCGACACTTCGGGGAACAATACCTGGTGGGAGATGCTCAACTCGATGGCGCCGATATACACGCCGTTCCTGTTGGCCGACGGTGCGAGGATTTCATTGTTGCAGTCAAACCAGATACTGGTGATGAAAGAGGAAGACGCAAGCATTGTCAATGTAGGGTTCGGTGGTGGCAAAATCCCATTGTGGATTGGCGCTACAAACCCCGCGGAAGCTAATTTCCGCGTCGACGATACGGGCAAAGCATACATGACCGGTGCGGAAATCTCGGGGCAAGTGACGGCAGGTGACCCCAATGGACAGCGCGTCGCACTGCTGCCCGACGACAAGACAATGAAAATCTATGATGAAAACGGGCATGAAGCAAGTTCGTTTGAGGGAAATACGTATGCCGATCCGTTAAACCTGTTTGGCTTGACATTCGGTAATATAGCCATGAAGCAGCGTACCGGCACGGATTACGGGTATGGTTTAGGTATAACGTATGGGCGCGGGTCACACACTCTTATCGGCGACGGCTTGGGCACGAATACCTATTATGAAAATTTGAATATCTCCGTCGACAGCGGTAGCACCATGCTTCATTCGGACGCGCCCGTGGAAGTGAAAGTCAGCGGGTACCTGTATACGGAATACAAGGAGCAGGCAACGCTACCGTCGTATCCGAACGGGACTGTAACATCCGTAGCCTCCGGGGATACTCCCGTCACAGACCTCACACCGATAGACCCGGGCGGCACGGTGCCGCTATATAATTCCACGGCAAGACTGACGCTATACATCGATACCTATTCCGACCAGCTTCTTACGACGCGCGTGGGGTCGCAGGAGATAGCCCGGTGCAGCAAAAAAAACGACGGTGTTCTTATTGTGGGGAAACGGGTTAAAACTACGATGGGCGGCTACCATGTACTGAGACTTGCCATAAGCATGACAACGACAGGCAACGGCGTAAGGGCCACCGTGAAATGGGGAGGCGAGGTGTCCGGACAACTATATGACATCTCCGGCACGTACACCTCAGATTTTTACATGTCGCGATACTTTGCCAACGGTTTCTGCCTCGGTATAAGCATGAATAATTATATCTCCGCTTACGACCAGGGAGATAAAAAGGGCATGCGGTTCGTCATGGAGAATAACGGCTACGGTATCGACGTGTCGGATGCCGGCATCAGGCACAAACATCATGGCGGCAACTGGGTCAGCATGCCGCTGTTCGTGATGAAAGCGAGATATGGCTATACAAATGGTTCATACATTCGCTACGACAGCAAGTCGTTTAACGGGTCATATCCTTCCTTATCACACAAAGGACAGGGATGGGTACGACTGACATATCCTCCCGAATGGTCGACATTGGGGACATTGTCGGCGGCCAATCTTATAGTCCACGTCACAGGGTACGGCGCTTCCGCAGAGGACGGTAAATCTCCACTCAAAGCCACTGTCACGGTTATCACTTCGGAGTACATCGATATAACATTGTCTGACGATGAAAGTCCGAACGACGGAGGCTTCTTGATAGATATTTCATTACTGGAGTAAAATAAACGGCAACCGAGTGCACGATATTCGGTTGCCGTTTATTTTTGCTGTACTTTTATGAACACAAGATAACAATTTATCAGCGACGCAATGAGTATTATCGCTATGCCGCTCCACACATAGACTATGCTCAGATTTGCGCATAATATCCGGCATAGGGGGATTGCCATAGGCAACAGCATGAGAAGACATTGCGCTCTATGCCACCGGCAAAGTCTGATTGCTTTCGACAACCTCCAGCATAGCCATACTGAGGGGATAGCAGTGAAAGTCAGCAGTCCGATTATCTGAGCCAACTTCAGCGACAGCCATGCTTCAAAGGGGCTTAAAGCCAATAGCAATGCTGTATATACAAACGGAAAAATCTTGACGGTGCGCGTTACTTTGCGGAGTATCAGAAACCGTCTTTCTTCGGCTGTCGGTTCATGTGTCATCTGTCGTTTGCCTCCAAGTATTTAACGACAGCTTCGATGCGTTTGGTAATCTGTATATCCTCGGTGCAAGTTTTTGCTTCCGAAAGCAAGCGCAATGCATCCTCATGTGTCTGACATAAAAAACTGATGCGTGCCTTATGTTGGCGGAACATTCTTATGTCGGCCTTTGCGCTTTCGGTTTTGCGCCCACTTACATATAAAAGTTCGTGTATCCGTTTTATAATCTCAATGTCTGCGCGTGTGTATCGGCGTTGTCCTGTCGTGGTGCGCTTGGGCTTAAGTTCCTTAAACTCATTCTCCCACCAACGCAACGTCGACGTCGGTATATTGAACATTTCCGCAACCTCGCTTATCTTGTAGTATTTTTTAGGCAGCATGCTATTTGTCTTTGCGCATTTTCATTTCTGCCCCATCAAATAGTCATTCATTTTGCGCTCACGGTCAAGTGAGGCATTAAGTTCCTCAATGCGCTTATTCTTTTCGCCAAGCTCTTTCTCCAATGACTTGATGCGCTCTTGTAGGATTACTATTTGCGTTTTCGCATCGCCGATGTTTGTAATATCGCGCATAGCAAACTGTGAATGGCCACCGAGTTTCAAATCAAGATCGATGTCAACGGTTGGATGCGAATTTAGCATTTGCCCCACCCCCGTCTTAAGCCACTCAATATTGAGCTGAGGATAGGCTTTCGCGATTTTCGCGAATGTAGTTTCTCGGCTGTTTTCTGACAGCTTTGAAGCCGTAGCAACGCCAATATTACATTTACGTTCAAAGGCTTGCGCTGATAAGTTGTATTCAGCTAAAAAGGTTGCTAACCGTTCCTGCACTGTTGACATATTGTTAATATATGTTAAGATTTCATTGATTTCTTTGAATAGTCAGAATTTGAGATTATCTTTGCTGAGTCATTCAACGAAAGTGGCTATAAAAGACAAAGCAAAGACAGGTCGCTCATTGGAGCAACTTCTTCATATTAACAATGCAAAGATAGCGATTTGTCCTTGCTTTTCAAAGAAAAGAAACAAAATATTCAACGAAACTTAAAAATGCGAATTTCACAAGAGCAAATAAAGTCGATGTTGCCCGGTCAGGTATTAACAGCTAAATGTGTTGATGCGGCTGAATGGGAGTCGGCGAAGCGGATAGCCCACAAAGTTAAGAAAGAGCACCAGCGCAAGGACGGCAATGCTTATATCATAACGCAAAGCGTCAGTGAGTTGACTGTCTCGGTAGAAACAACTAACAATGCAGGAACTTGAAAGAAACATGTTCTACTCCCCGCCGCAAGAAGCTCGTCTACGGAGGCATGAAAGGTCTTTCCGGACATATTGCACGACTCACGAGAAGAGGATGGCGATTGCGCATGATGCAGGTCGACTATTGGAAGAACGGCAAGATAGTCTATATCGTTGAACTTGAAAAAGACAAATGAAACAATTCCTCGATATAATTGACCCCGAACAGCTTGGCTTGCTCAGCGTAGCATTCCGCAAGATGGGCATCACGTTCAGCAAGGCTATGGCGGCCAAGATTGTCGGGGGCGAATACAGACTTGAAAAACTCGTCAGCGAGGGCAAGATAAGAGTGGAGAAGCCTACAGCCAAACAGAACGGCAAATGGTTCTGTGACGGTGGCGACGTGATAATCCACCTTAAATTCTAACGGAGTGCGGCCGCCGTAGAGCCATCGAGCCAAAGAGCCGCACCCTCTCTCTTTTAGCAAATTGACATCATGGAAGTACATTACGGCGGGCGTGCGTTCCACGTCACATGGTAAACGCCGTGAATGGTGAGGGAGCTTCCGTCCCAAGAACAGAAAGAAGATGAGGCTCGCATGAGCCAAGAGAAGAAATCATAGCCGGGTTGTCCGTTCGGTCCCGTAAGAAGGTACGCGCCCATGCCGCTGAGTTAATAGCATGGTGAGGCTATATGGTACGCGCCAAGAGCAGAAACAGGCGTACACCGTCAAAAGCGGTAAATGAACTGAAAGAACTTTTGAGTTCCCCAATCAATACGGAAGCCTCGTAGCTCAATGGTCGAGCAGTGTGCCCACATAATTAAGGGCATGCCGATGGCGGTTCGAGTCCGCCCGAGGTTACAACATGGCCGAAGCAAAGTGTCACCATATAGCGGCGGTGGCTGGTGAAATAACAATCAGACGCCTCGCTTCGGCTTTTCCTATGAACTATTTTAATTTTCACAATATGGATACATTATCAAAACGACAGCATTGCGTGATTGGCATTCTGTTCGTTCTCGGATTTCTTGCCGTGGCAAGAGCATTTGGCGCAGCCGAAACGCCACTCAACAATACGGAGTGGATTAAACAAACATTCCTTTCACTCGTGGTAGGGGCTGCTTGCTTTTACGCCGTTTACAGCCTCACAAAAAAGTGGGAGCGGAAAAATAAAAACATAAAACATAATATATATGAATAGTCAAGCAATAATATATGGATTATCTAATGATGCGTATCATCATTCACCGCCTTACTCGGAATATCTGTCAAGCAGCCAGCTAAAGCAGTACTTGAAATCTCCGAAAGCGTACAAGTTTGCCCTTGACAATCCCGTAGATGAGAAATCCGATGCACTGCGCTTCGGCTCGCTGTTCCACGACTTGATGGCGAGTTATGCAGCCCACTACGACGATGAGTTTGCTGCCATAAAGCAATGGGAGCAGGGTATGGCTATCTTTGAGCCGCCTGTCAACAAATCTACGAATAAGCCTTACGGAGCGACATCTAATCCGTACAAAGAGGCTTATGCTGCATTTTTGCAAGCCAATGAAGGCAAGCTGATAGTAAGCCGCGATGAAGCTGACCTTGCATACAATATGGCGAACAGCTTACTGCGTGACAGCGGAGCGACCTCCTTGCAAGTCCGCAAGTTGCTCAAATGGGCGAAAGCCACCGAGGTAAGCTACTTCTACGAGACCGAGGACGGCATAAAGCTGAAAGTCAGACCCGACCTGCTGACAAACGGCAAGATAGTGGATTGGAAAACTTGCTCGCTTGATTCGCTCGACGAAGACAGCATAGCAAGGCAGATAATCAAGTACCGCTACGATGTGAGCCTTTCGATGTATCAGTGGGTATTGCACGAAATCGAGGGCAAATGGTTCACTCCGATTCTCGTTTTCGTTCAGAAAACCGCTCCGTATGACTGCATCATGTGTGATATTTCAGAGTGGTGCTACTCCTACGACCCCGACGAGGATTTTGTAAAGCCCGGTGTCGGCGCGATGGAGTTCCGAAAATTGCTTGACCTGCATACCGAGTGTATCAAAAACAACGAATGGCCGGGAGCTGAAAGTTCAATCGAAGCAGACGGCAATACACGCATAATGAAGCCCGCCGTACCTTATTGGCTCGGACTGAAATACTTTGAAGAATTTTAATCAACTAAACAATAATCAACAATGGAAGAAATTCAAGGCTATCAAGTATTGGAGGTGGCCACTCCAAATCCGGCGCAACTCGTTCAGTCACTCGACAGAGCGGAACGCGCAAACATCGACATTCAGGTAAGCACGGCAAAGCAATATCCGCGCTCCATAAGCAGATGTGTAAACAATGCCATAGCAATCGCTACTATGGATAAAGAAACGGCGCAGTCATGTTGCTATGCGCTTCCTCGCGGCGGCAAACCAATCACCGGGCCGTCCGTCCACCTCGCCAAAATTGTTGCGCAGCAGTACGGCAACCTCCGCACCGAAGCAAAGGTCGTGGAGATAACCGACAAGCAGATTGTATCTCGCGGAATTGCGTGGGACTTGGAAAACAACAACGCATACGCCGTAGAGGTGCGCCGCTCAATCGTCGGCAAAAACGGTAATCGCTTTTCCGATGATATGATTACCGTTACGGGCAACGCCGCCAACTCGATAGCGTTTCGTAATGCCGTGTTCGGAGTTGTGCCGAAGTCAATCACCGACAAGGCGTATAAAGCAGCACAGCACCTTATCACGGGTGACCTCTCCGACGAGGAAAAACTTATCAAACGCCGTGACGGTGCGATAAAGCACTTCACCGACACCTACGGCATATCCGAGGAAGAAGTAATCAAGCTCTGCGGCAAGCACACCGTCAATCAGATTCAGGCAGATGAAATCGCCCTGTTGTTAGGCTTCGCTCAGTCGCTCAAAGACGGCGACACCACGGTAGAGGAGCTTATGGCACCATTCCGCAAAGGTAAAGCCAAGACAAAGGGTGCATCCGCAAAGGCATTTGATGAAGATGCGGTTGAAGATGCAGAAGCCGTGGATATTGAGACCGGCGAAGTAAAAGACGGGCTTTTCAACGAGTAAGCTATGGCAAACGAGACCAAAAACAACTTCAACAAGAAAGTACAGATGCACTTGGCTTGCTCGGAAGATGACTTCCGCCCCGAAACGCAGTGCATCTTTTTCAACAATGGATTTGCATACGCGACTGATACCCACATTCTCGTAAGAAACCGTATCTCGGAAATATCGGGACTAAACGAGAGCGAGATTGAGGCGCTTAACGGCAAGCTGCTGACCGGTTGGCACTCGGGAAAATACCGATTGACAACGCGCTTGAAGTGATTGCGATACCGCTCCTCGCTGATGTAATCATCGACTTGGTGGCGGGTGTGGACTCGACATTGCGTAAACACGGCGTGCAGGAAACGGTGTTCGGCATCTATACCGCACGGATACGTCAGGCGTCTATGGCTATGGTGGATACACTCGCGGTAAGCGAGGAGGGGCTTCCAAAACTGCTGGAGGTAGATGACACGCTTGTAGATGCCGTCAAAAAGAAACTTATGTCGTATGTAAAACGGCGCCTGAAAATAAAACCGTGAAATGGAACTGTCAGTCGACGAACGCCTTGCCTACGAGGCAGTAAAAGAGATACAGGATATAAAGAACGGCAACGGCCAGCGACCCGATTTCGCGGTATTGTTTGAGGTGTATAATTATCTGCGTCCTGAATTATCGGAAGGATTTGAGGGGAAAATACTTCAGGCACTACGGTTGCTCTATCGCAAAGGCATAATCGAATTTCACAAGACGGTCAACGGCGTGCCGATGTTCGGAATTATAAACACTAAATTATAAATAGAATGACATTAACTTTAATTGGCCACACAATTTTACTCGTGGCATTAGTGATTGCTGTAATACGCAATCGTCAACTGACAAAAGCGTTAAATCGGGCTTGTGGAACCATGGAGCTGCAAAATGGTTTAATCGCGGAACTGAGAGCATTCAAATCTGAATGCGAGGATTCGATTTTTGCAGACGCCACAATCGAGATACGATGCTGTGGACCCTCATATTTTGCTGTATGTCGTAAGATGCTTGATACAACAATTGACATAAAGCGCATTTACTACAATCCGGACGACCCCGACGACATCATTTATAAACATAATTGCGCCGAGGAAGTCGCCGATAAGCTCAACGAGAGGCCATGAACGATTACATACGGTTACCGAGGTCGGCTCTTGGCGACGAGTTGTGGCGAAATAAAGATTTCGGTTGTTTGCTATGGTATTTGCTTTCCAAAACAGACGAAAGGGGAGTGGCGACATTTACCGCTGCTGAAATTGAACTGTGTTTTGGTATATCAAGACAGCGGTTGCGCACCATGCTCGGCAAAATGCGAAGAAACGGGTTAGCAACCAACATCCAACCAACATCCAACCAACAAGCAACCAGCATCACATTTGATTTTCAATGTATTACCACTATTGAGCAACCAGCATCCAACCAACAAACAACCAGCATCCAACCAACAAAGGCAAGTAGAAAACTAACAAAATTCATCCCTCCTACCGACGAAGAAGTCGCCGCTTACGTCGCCGAGAAAGGCTATCACTTCAATCCCGCGCAATTCGTCCCACACTACCAAAGCAAAGGATGGAAAGTCGGGAATCAGCCAATGAAAGATTGGCGTGCCGCTTGCCGGACGTGGGAAATGAGATGGAAAGAGAAACATGGAGAACGATTCTATTACGAAATACAACCAATCGCAATACAGCGTGGCACTTTCGTCACCCAAACAGACCGCTATTCAGAGCTGGAGAGAGCAGCCGGAGCAATACTACGCAACGCTCCCTACTACGACCCCGCGAAAAATGATTGAGGCCGATACTCCGACATTGTGGGATATACGGCAACGGCTTGGACACCCTGCCGCCGTCGCCATACTTGTCAATGCTTTTATTCACGCTGCCAAACTTGTCAATCTCGACAAAAATCTCACAATAGAGCAAATAGGCGAGGCGGCGAACGATACACTTGAGAGTCATGGCTATCTCAAGGTCGAGGAAGTGAAGTTTTTGCTCAAACGCGCGTTGCGTACACAAAATGTCTATGGACGTCTCGACTACAACGTGCTCATGAATTGGGTAGAGCAATACGATGCCGAGCGCACCGAGCAAGCAATAGACATATCGCACAATGAGGAGGTTGAAGCACAGCGGCGAGTATCCGATAATCCCGAGGGAAAGGATTTCAAGACGTATCTTGCCGAGCTTAAGGAGCGGGCTAAAACGGATAAATCTGCCGCCGAATTGCTTGCAAATTACGAGGCAATCCAATCCGTTCCGACCATTGGGACTACTCGTAAAAATGACGACCACAAATTTAAACTTTTTAAATACAACTATTTATTGGGAAAGAAAAGAAATGAGACGTAAACGGAATTTAATACAAGCCGCCCCGCCGCAGGCTCATCTGCTACGATTTACCGAGCACGAAGAACGTTGTATCCGGATGGCTATGGTGAAATCAAGGCTGTTTTTTATGCATTACGGTAAAAACTATCAATCCGGCACGGCTGACAGGCCACAATTCAACCAAGAAATTATAGACAATAACAAAGAATACGACAATGGCAAAGAAAATTCAGACAAAAAGCCAACCGAAAAGCAAGCCGTTGGCTAAAACGAAAGTCAGGACAATCGCCCATATCCGATTCAATTCAAAGGGACAGCAACGCAGGAAAGGATTCTGACATGGGAGTAATTGATATTCTCAGGAGGGTGACTGCGACAGTAAAGGTGTTTCCATTCATATATACTTTTGGAATACTATTGTATTGGCTCATAGCTCCAGCGCTGAGCGAAACGGCATTGACGGTGATAGACGAAGTGGTTTACATGTCAGCCATTGTGGTGCTGTTGTTAATCCGGCTGTCGTATTGCGTCAAGTTGTGTATATGGCATAGGTTACAGTGTATGCTTCCTTTACTGCCACAAGTGGCCGCGTTTGTCGACGAACACATCTATGAGTTCGGCATTTATACGGCCACAATAAATTACATAGTAACACTAAGCATATTCGCCCTTTCGCTCGTCAATGCCTACAAGGTATTTATCAGACCGACGACCGAGCCGCAATAACAAACTTTCAAATATGCTCAATGAGGCTGTAATTAACAGAATTATAAACCAAGTAAAAAAATCAATATGAATACAAATTTTGAAACCATCAAATCCGAAATCTTGCGTAGAGCCAAAGAAGCTCATGCATGTACCGAACAATTTTCACGTGCTTACAAGTCTGAAAACATGGCTCAGTTGTGCACTGTGATAAAAGATAATTTCTGGTGGGCGTGTAACAATAAAGTTCTCACCGTCGACCTACTGGAGCAGTATAAAATCGAATTTGCCGAACATGAAATCTACGTCAATGTATCCGTGGAGCGTGGTTTTATGCTATGTGACAGCGCTACGGTGAAAGCATACGGCAGCGCTACGGTGGAAGCATACGGCAGCGCTACGGTGAAAGCATACGACAGCGCTACGGTGGAAGCATGGGGCAGCGCTACGGTGAAAGCATACGACAGAGCTACGGTGGAAGCATGGGGCAGCGCTACGGTGGAAGCATGGGGCAGCGCTACGGTGGAAGCATGGGGCAGCGCTACGGTGAAAGCATACGGCAGCGCTACGGTGAAAGCATACGACAGCGCTACGGTGGAAGCATGGGACAACGCCTATTGTACCTCATATTCGACCATTGAATGCAAACTCTCAGACAATGCCATTTATCGAGTAAGGTCAAGCAATATCGTATACTACGCTTCTGATGATATTAAATTTGAGAAACAATGACAACTACAATATCAACAACAAAAGAGCAGTCCGACCGCCTAATTGCATGCGGAGTGCCAATAGATACGGCTGATATGGTATGGTCTCACTTTGAGTCAGACGGAGAAAAATACGAGCAACTGGGCGTTATGGATGAATCTGCCTACGAGGTTGCATCACTTAATCCGACCCCTGCGTGGAGTCTCGGCCGTCTGTTCGACATATTACCGAAACACCTCGACAGCTTACCAACGACGAAATGGTATCCGCCATTTATAGACGAATACGATGAAATAGAGGCAGTCGAAATGGATACGCCAAGCGTGCTTGATGGAGATGTCAAGTTGAGTTTCTGTGGTAAGACATGGGCCGTCGACTACGATTGGGACGGTTTCATGGGGTATATACCACAATCAGAGAACCCCATAGAGGCGGTAGTGCTCGCCATAGAGCTGCTTCATGCGAATGGGTATAAGTTTAACGAAATAAAATAATCAACATGAACAGGAAGATTAAATTCAGAGGTAAACGCCTCGACAATGGCGAGTGGGTTTATGGCTCTCTTGACTTGACAGACAACAGGTCGACAATATCATGGGACACCGTCGACAACGATGGAGATGAAACCGATTGGTTTGCAGATGTCGACCCCGACACAATCGGTCAGTTCACTGGTTTACTCGACTGCAACGGCAAAGAAATTTATGAGGACGACACAGTAAATCTCTACTCAAATTACCGGGGTAAGAAAAAATGCAAGACGCCCAAAATGGAGCAAGCCATGATAATTTGGTCTCTTTGCGGACTGCGTATCAAAATCAAAGACTATCCCGATGCGCCATGGAATCACAAACTCATACAGAACCGTATGCAAATCGAGGTGACAGGCAATATACACGATAATCCCGAACGCTGAAAGGAGGATTAAAAATGCTGATACGACTCACGACGCCCAAGGCTTTCGACCGGCTGATTGAATACCTTGAAAAGGAACGGCATCTTGAATGGCCGGAACTTCATACCACGGAGGCCTACCGCGATTGGTTTATACGCGAGACCAAAAAGGCGATGAGAACTGATACGGTTTTCCTCAATGTAGATTGGAGATACGATGCGGACAGGGGGCGCCTCGTGTGCAGAGTCGGACGCATGCTGTTAAGCGAGATAACCACCGACGAGGACTATCTAAAAGACAACGAGAATGGAAACAACTGATTACTGTGATTACGAGCTTGCAAAGAAGCTCAACGCGTGCGGATTCGATGAGCCGTGCGACCACTACTATACCCATGAGGATGCACCCGACGGCGCAGTATGGCTCACGGGCGACCCTCGTACCCCGAGGAACTACAACGGACAGCAAGATGGTTGTCCCTTTGCGAAGCCGATATGCTCCGCTCCGACTTCATGGCAAGCCCACAAGTGGCTGAGAGAGAAAAAGGGCATTGCCATCAACGTCATCGCACACGACGGCGGCAAATACAGCCATGAACATGTTGTCTACTTGCCTAACTATGACGAGTCGGCAACGCGATGGGGAATTTGGCATATCAACCATACTCCACTTTTTGACACCTACGAGGAAGCATTGTCCGACGGCATTGCCGAAATACTCGGATTGCTTGTCGGAAAGGAGAGCGAAAAAGTCATAACAAAAAACGAATAACCATGGATATAAATCTCAAAGGATTCAAAGAGAATTGCTGCGACTAATTAATGGGCGGCCTCGCAATCCACAATGGTCGTAGAATGACGGAACAGGAAACCCGCATGGCGGTCAACTATGGCATTGAACAGGGATATGATACAGCTTCACAAATCCCAAAGGAAGTTTTGGATGCTATATGCGACCCTCGTAATTATGACTACGAAAAGTACGATGATACTCCGGACTTCTTCACCCTCGAAACCCTACGACCCATCCTCCGAGAGATACAGGGTTGGCACGACACAATCGACATGACAGCCGACGAGCTGATACAAGCAATCGAAGATAAGTATAACGAGTAACCAAACAACGAAATATTTTATGAGAAAGAGTATGAAACAGAAGAAAGTAACGGTAATCATATCATACGATTATGACAATGGTTGCACGGTGAGCAATGAGAGAGTTGCCGAAAGGATAAGGCGTGACCTTGTAAAAGGTAGCGACCCTCGACATGAAAAGATTGAGTCTGTAACCGTGGAGGATGTATTATGAACGATGACCAGATAACCGCCCTCGCCCGCGAGTATGCGGAGTTTACTGACCTATCTCCAGTTGACAAGAAAAATGTCAGCGCGATATGTGAAAACTTCCTTAAATACGCGCTCCGCCGCTACTGCATTGTGGAGAAAAGCAGGGTCACTGACTTATGCCGCCTGACCTTGGAGCATGAAGACAGCGTAGACTATGGACTGATAGACGGCTTAACCGATATTGTATGTGATATTTTCAGTGAACAGTACCACCAAGTCGCAGATGGATTGGATAACCCCGAGATCGCAAAGGAGGTGGAGGAATGACAAAAGCTGACTTCAAGCGGGCATTGGAAATAGAAAATGAATTATCCCAGCTCCGACCTCTGCAAAGAGAAATCGAAAAGAATACGCCCTATAATCTCTATTTCGGTACAGCGCTCTGCGTCCATGACGGAGTGTGTAACGTCGCACGGGATTATGTCTACAACCGAATCAAAGAACTGAATAAAGAATTTGACGAATTATGATAACCGAAACAATCTACACCCCTGCCGACCTGCACTACGGCAAATGCGAATGGTGCGGAGAAGAGTCAGACGAAATCGTCACCACTGAGGACGGCGAGAAATGCATTGACTGCATTGAAGAAGAAAAGTTTTATCAAGAAACAATGAGAGGAATATGAAATCAATAGAACTAATCAACCTCACTCTCAATGAAATCCGCCGTTCAGCTCAGATGATAGCTGATGCGGAAGCCGACTATCGCAACCTTATCTTCAATATGGAGAAAGAGGGCTTCGACGCGGAACGAATAAAGTTCAACAAGAAATCCGCCGACAGTTTACACGAGGATTTGGAGCGTTGCCGTATCGCTTTGCGTGATGTCCTTGAGGATATAGCCGAGCGTCAGAACAACCGCGATATGGTTACGGGAGTTGACGCGGCTATCGGAGTGGTTGCCTACGATCTCATTTATGAACGCAAAACGGATAAGGATTATGAATAACCAAGACTACGAACAGAAGAAGAAAAAGTGCTGGGAAGAATATTTGGCATTCAATGATGAAGAATATTCAAAATCCGCGTTCTCCTACGCTTTCGACCGCGCCTACGCTTTAGGCAAGCAGGAGAAGGACGTGGATGAAACCGTAATTAGAGGATGGGTAGCGAGAGATAAGAGAGATAATGCGTTGCTTCTTCACGCAGGAGAACCGTATCGGACATGGAGCGGATACCAAATGGATGCTAAACAAGATGTATGGGAAAGTGATTTCGCATCATTCCTGCCACTTGATAGCAAGTTATTCCCCGACCTCACATGGGAATCAGACCCAATCGAAGTAGAACTGATAATCAAAAGAAAGAACAATGGAAACATTCAATAACATAACCCTACATCTCGGGGATTGTATGAAAGTTTTGAGCCAGCTTCCGGATAAGAGTTTCGATTTGGCGATTGTCGACCCTCCATATTTCAGTGGTCCGGAACGTCGACAGTTTTATGGCAATAAGGTTTCTTCAATTGGAGTCTCGAGAATATATGCAAAATCCGAAAAATGGCAAGTTCCGTCTTCCGAATATTTTGACGAACTGCGCCGCGTCGCAAGAAATTATATCGTGTGGGGATGTAATTATTTCGATTACGTTTTTGCACATGGCCGCATTGTCTGGGATAAATGTAACGGCGCCTCGTCATTTTCTGATTGCGAAATAGCCGCCACAAATCTTATAGAGTCTGTACGACTGTTCCCGTTCATGTGGAACGGTATGCTGCAGGGTAAAAGTATTGCGGATGGTCGCACTATGCAAGGTAATAAAGCTCTCAACGAAAAGCGCATACATCCCACGCAAAAGCCGGTGGCTCTCTATGCATGGCTACTTACAAAATTTGCACAGCCGGGATGGAAAATCCTTGACACACATCTTGGCTCCGGGAGTATTGCAATTGCTTGCGAAGCATTAAATTTCCCACTACTTGGAATTGAGTTGGACCGCCATTACTATGATGCCGCAAAGAACCGTCTACAAACTTATCAGAATACACCAACATTATTTTAAACTCAACAAAATGGATAAGACAACACAAGACCTCGCATGGTCAGTCCTCCCGAAAGAGTTCAAGGAGGAAGTAAAGAAATCATATCGCTACTATAGCTGCATGGCTAAAGACCAATACGACTGTGGCATAGTGGATTGTATTGAAACGATTTTCGGCAAGCACAACCTTACATCTGACACGGAGGAAGAGGAGATGCTGACGTGCGAAAGAGGCAAAGTGCAGCAACTGTATAATGAAGCAACGGAAATCATACATAAAAACTCAAAGAAGGAAGGTGATTTATTTTTTCAAATGGTAGGTATGTCGAGCTTGCTTCTTTCTCTTTTCGGCTCCAAGTGTCTGCCGGATAATGTTGACAGTTTAAAGCCTAAACCAGCCGAGCCGAAGTTCAAGGTGGGCGACATTGTACGCTTCAAATATGGCTGCACACCATACCGTATTGACGGTTTTAAGATGTTGGACGGTACGATGTTGTACCAAGTCGGTGAGGTTTGGGCAGCAGCCTCCGACCTCGAACCCTACACCGAGCCAGCCGAGCCGACTTGTACACGGACTTGTACAGATGATTGTCCAAGTCAGCATAAAATTCCATGTGTCAATTTATCGCAAGAAACCGCAAATTGCGATAAATGCAACGGCCTCAGGCTGCATATCGCGGCGATGGCGATGCAGGGATTGTTGGCGTCTCCGGTGGACGCTAATATGCAGAGCAAATCAGTGGATTATATCGTCAAGGCTTCTTTTGAATATGCCGACGCCCTCATCGCCGAGGCAGAGAAAGGAGGTGCGGTTGGAAACTCTTGACAATAATCCAATATGGGAGCGTTGTATATTTTGCCATCGAATTTTCATGGCACCTCCTCAATGTAGGAGACAAGACCCGAAGCGAGATTCAATAGGCGGATGGAGCTACCCCGACTGTAAATTAGTATTTGGCAAGAAGTGTACTCATTTTACCGCTTCTCGCCCGAACTCACCGATAAACTGAAAGGAGAATGAACCATAGATTTGATTACAACTGGACGCTCAAAGATGCGCACTTTACGAAAGACAAGGGCAAAGTTTTCTCATGCTTCTCTTGTGGTGGAGGTTCCACTATGGGTTATAAGCTGGCGGGATTCGATGTGATTGGATGCAATGAGATTGACGGACGTATGATGTCAATATATAAAGCAAATCACAACCCTCGCTTTGCTTTTCTTGAACCCATACAAGAGTTTAAGCAACGAGAGGATTTGCCAGATGAATTATAAACCTTGATATTCTTGATGGCTCACCACCTTGCTCTACATTCTCTATGGCAGGAAGCCGTGAAAGCGCATGGGGAAAAGAAAAACGATTTAGAGAGGGGCAGACAAAGCAAGTGCTTGACACTCTCTTTTTCGATTTTATAGACTTGGCAAAAAAACTCCAGCCTAAAATCGTTATTGCAGAGAACGTAAAAGGGCTACTCCTCGGGGAGGCTAAAAAATATGTTCAGCGCATTTATTCCGAATTTGATAGAGCCGGATATGCCTGTCAGCATTTTCTTCTTAATGCACAATACATGGGCGTACCACAACGCCGTGAGCGAGTGTTTTTCATATGTTTGCGTAAAGACCTTAAAGATAGAGTCCCTGTTACACATACGTTGTTTGATACGTTACCATTGCTTCGACTTGATTTTAATGAACCTCCAATATTGTTTGGAGAGATAGCAGATTATAAAGGAAGGGAAATCACTGCTCCTAAAACAAGGTTGCTATGGGATAATCATATAGAAACAGACCGTCTGTTGAGTGATGTCGCCATTCGTTTATTTAATAAAAAAACTCACTTCAATTTTGTATTTTTTGATGAGAACGAAGTCGCTCCAACTTTGACAACATCTGGGCATGATAACCTTATTTTGAAAAGTAGCCCTTCATTCCTAAGTAGAAATGAGATTCTAAGGTTGTCATCGTTTCCTATTGATTTCAACGCAACAGACAAACAAATCGGCTATCTTGCAGGTATGTCTGTACCGCCCGTTATGATGGCTCAAATTGCCGTACAATTATATGAGCAATGGTTAATACAGTTATAAGCAGAAGCCGCAAGTATCCCTGCGGCTCCCACACAGATATGCGCCTGCCCGGAAGGGCGGGCGTTTTTTGTTTATAGCCGCTCCCTATCCAACGCCTCATGCAGTCCCGCCGGATTTAACCCGAAGCACCGCACGAATCGGTCAAGTGCCTTGCGCCTGTCTTGCGGGATAAGGGCGTAGAGCGAGTTGAGCGGAGTGTTGCTCTCCAGTGCCTTGCGGACGGTTGAGCCTTTCATGCCGTTGGCACGGCGTAGTCTTCTGCTTTGTGACATAGTTGTGGTTTTAGTGCTTACGGCAATGTTCGCAGAGCAAATCCTTAGCTATCTCCCAAGTTGCATCCACGATGTCATCACCTATATATTGTATTTCTTCTCCATACGGGTCAATGCCGAATGTCTGTGTTATATGGGTCTGCAAATGTCCTGTCTCATGTTTATATGATTGCTGAAACTCCTTTGCGCTCGATGTCTTGGCGAACACTATCACCGTTTCTCGTGTGTCGCTGTTGGAGTACGTCAGTCCAGTGTCGATCTTGCCTGATGTGAGATTCTTATATGCTCCCTCTAAATGCTCACCGTGACAGCCTATGCCGACAAGAGCGTCAAGTATCTCATCGGCGTTGGGCTTTGTTACGACATAATAGGCATAGACATGCCAAGCGTATTTGTTTAATGTAAATTTTTGTCTTATCATTTTGATAATCAATTAAATTTAGTATCTTTGTATTCGGAAACGGATAGTTGGGGAGTAGCTACCCCGATGAAAGGCGAAGCTAAGACGCTTTCCGTTTCTTTCTTTTCTTAGCGCAACTTAATTCTTAGCAAAATGAATCCCAAAAACAAACTTACCACCGAACAGTTTGTCGCCAAAGCTAAGGCTATACATGGCGATAAATTCGATTACTCCAAAACGACTTATGTTAATGGTGAAACAAAGGTTCGTATCGTATGCCCTATACATGGCGAATCTTTGATACTCCCTCGACAACATCTTATAGGCTTTGGTTGCCGTAAATGCGGCTATGATGCGAGAAAGAAAAAGCAACCCAATTCCACGGAGTCATTTGTAGAGGCTGCGAAAGCTGTTTATGGTGATAAATATGATTATTCAAAAACTTTCTATATTGGGCGAAAAAAGAAGGTCTCATTCATTTGCCCTGAACATGGCGAGGTTTCTGTCATAGCGAGCAATCACCTACGAGGGCATGGATGTCCTAAATGCGGGATAGCCCGACGCGCAAAGCTCAATCTATCTACGACAGAGTCCTTTGTTAAAAGAGCCACAGAGGTTCACCACGGGAAATATGATTACTCTAAGTCTATTTACAAAGGGTTAAAGGATAAAATATACATAATTTGCCCCGAACACGGAGGTTTTTGGCAAAATGCGGGGAATCACTTAAACGGAGTGGAGTGCCCTCGATGTGGTTATTTAAGAACGAAAAACAAGGTAAACGGATTGGGAGTAAATGATGTTGATTATATCGCCAAATCTAAATGCTATCGCAAGTGGAAGTCGATATTAGAGCGTACCTCTCCATCGTATAGGCATAAAGCCTACGAGAATGTTAGCATCTGTGAAGAATGGCTCATATTCTCCAATTTCAAACAATGGTTTGACGAAAATTATGTGGAGGGGTTCGCTATTGACAAAGATTTATTATCCCCATCTGATAATAAAATTTATTCACCGCAGACCTGTTGTTTTCTCCCTCGCATTATCAACAATGCCATAAAAGAATATCCCACGGATAAACCGATTGGAATAAGGCCGAGTGGTTACGGTCGTTATCGAGTTAAATTGTCTGCATATACAAAACAAACCATAGTCGGTTACTACGATTCATTTGAGGAAGCCCAACTTGCCTACAAGTCGGCTAAGAAACAATACGTCAATGAGCTTGCTGAAAAATATTTCAAAGAGGGCAAAATAAGCGAAAGAGTATATAATGCCCTTTTGAAATTCAAGGTTACGGATTAGAGCCAATCATCCCAATCTGCGCCTATGCCTTTTGCGTCAAGGTCAACGAGATAATGACGGAAAGCGTTGCCTCCTTTAAGGTCGGGGTCTCCAATCATATCGGCGACATACTGACACAATCCTTTCTCGTCAACGATGCTTGACTTATAGAGGTCTGCTTTGGCTTGGTGAAAGTAATAGCAGAAGTCATAGCCGACATTATCCTCAATTTTTATGCCGTATTTCTGCAAAAGTTCTTCAATCTGCTCCTTTGGGGTATATTCCAATCGTTCCAGCTTGCCCGTAGCAGGGTTAAGACGGCGCATCCCTTTTACGGCACATTCAAGCGATTTTTTACAGAAGTGATAGCCATACGAGCGTAGGTAGCTGCGCATGGATTCGGGAAGTTTTAATTCGTAGTTATCTAATGGTGTTGCCATATTGTTTTCAATTTTGGGATAAAGGGGCAACCTATCAAGAATGTTGACAAGTTGCCCCACGGTTGATTATCGGCGCACGTAACGCCCGGTGGTTGCAGAGCGACCTCTGCGCTCGCCCATATAAGGAGGCCAATCCTCCCAACGGTCACGAGGGTAACGCTCACCCATGCGGTCATAATCCTCATGGTGCATATCTTCGTCGCGCATACCGTAGCGACCATAGCCGCGTTCACCCATGCGGTCGTAGCCGTCACCATCGTGACGGTAGTCCATGTGTCCGGCACTCTCGCGCATCTCTTCGATACACTCCATAGCCTTGCCTCCGTAGTGGAGCATCTTGCCGATAGTGTCCGCAAGATGCGTTACCTTGTCCTCGGTGATTTCAATTACATACATGACTTACTTGTTTTTAGAAGATTTGTTTGAGTCGCCGTCGAGCTTGTCCATCAGACGTGCCATCATGCTTTCAAGGTTGGAATTGGTCTGAGCCAACTGCGCCACTTGGTTTTTCAGCGTGGCGATTTCCTGCTCCTGTCGCTGTTTTTCGGCAAATTCTGGGTTGAGCTGCATAAGAATCTCGTCGTACTTGACGATTTTCTGACGCTCCTCATCTACGCGGTTGATTATGCCGACAGACTCGTTTTTAAGATTTCCGATTTCCGCGTTCATCGCATCGCGGTTTACGGTCACGAATACATTGCCCGTACCGAAGTCCGCACTTTCCTTATTGGCTGGGAGCTGCTGGAACTGACGCTGCGCACCGTTCACGTTGGCAAAAATATCCACCACTTGCTCCTGCGGCTGACCGTATTGAGGCACGGTCGGGAACTTTACCATCGGCTGTGTCACCTGTGTGATTGAGCCGACCTCGAGGCGCGGAACTGTCTCCTTGTAAAGAATATAGATTGTCTGATTTACTCTTGCTGACTGAAACATATCTGTGTTGTTAATGATTAAAATGTGAGGGGAATTTCACCCCTCACGGTTTTTTCACTCGTTTGCTGCCGCTGCCGCCGTAGCCGGGAAGAAGTTAACGACTTGGAACGTGCCCTCGCACTTGTCAAAGCGCACAAGCAGCCAGTTCCCGTTAACCACGTTGTTGGAAGTCATCGGATTGCCGACACCATCCACAAGTGGAGTCCCGGTTGAGCCTTCCGGTGGATTCGCCGAAGTCTGAATGGACACTGTGAAAGCCGCCGACCCTGCGCCCGCAGAGGGAATCTGCGAGATGCGAAGCAATATTAACCCATCATTGCATAGCTGTCTGAAACGCCAAGGGCAAACGGTATAGGTGACGATTGACCCTGTGGTCGTAACCGCAATGGTGCGGAGTTCGGGGATGCCGGTGCGATTTACCCGTTTAATGGGGTACTGTCGCGAAAGCATCTGATTCGTCCATTGTGATTTTGGTAAATACCATGGATTCATAGCTTGTTGTATTTATGGATTAATGATTAGCAGCCACACCCGTTGTTACCAGCATACGGATAACCATAGGGATAGCCGTCACTCAGACCGCCCTGACAACCGAAGGGGTTGCAGGTAAGGTATGCAGGAACGGGGCACGGGCGGATTTGGTTGACGATATTCTGAGTCTGAGTCTGCTGGGAAGCCGAGAGCTGGAACGCCTGCACTTGGTCGCGGAGATTCTGAATGGTGGTCTGCATCTCGCGCTTTTCTAGCTCGCAGAACTTGTCGTTGATTACCTGAGTCTGCTCCGCGATAGCCTGTTTGAGCTGGCAGGTCTGGTCTGCGAAAGCGTAGTTGGTAGCGGCGAAGCCACGCTCAACCGAGCTGTTCACGAAGTTGATTGCACCCTGCAACGTGTTGGTCTGATTGACCGTCGCAAGCTGGTTCTCGAAACCCTGAGTGGTGATCGCGTTGCGGATGTCGCAGCAGCACGAAGCAAGCTGTGAAGCGAGGGTGCTGTTGCCAGCCTGTATCGCATTGATAATCTGCTGACCGCTCATGCCCACCTGATTGCCGATGCTGCACAGCTGGGTCGAGAGATTCTGAATTGCACCCATGAGCGCGTTTTGGTCGCAATGCACGGTTGATGCAAGCTGAGAGATTGCGGTACCGTTGCCCTGGATTGCAGACATGAGGAGTTCACGACCTGCGTCGTTGTTCACGAGATTACCGAGGTCTGCGAGACCCTGAGCTGAGCCACGACCGCCGAAACCGCCGCCGAAACCGTTACCGAAACCGCCCCAGCCGAAGATGAGAAGAATGATAATCCACCATGCGGAATTTCCGAAACCATCACCGTAGCCGCTGCCTCTGTTGTTCATCATCGCGGCGACCATGTTTGGATCAAGTCCACGGTTCTGACAGAGTGAGGCGATAAGAGGTGCCATACTGCCTCCGCCTATGCCGGAATCTCCGAGCGAAAAAATCTTGGTATCTGACATTTTGAAATAAATTTGCGTTGCGGAGCAATATCACTCCGTAACGCAAATTTCGTCATACCTCTCAGTTGTGGCAATTCTGCAACAATTAAGACGTAAATTTCTGTTATATAGTGTGCTATATGTTGCGCGCTGTCATTTGGAATGCCAAGATTTTGGAATATGTTTTATAAATTCCATGAGGTTGTAATACACTCTCCTTTTTGGCTTGCCGACATTATTTCTCGCAATGATATTTCTGACATTTGATGTAGATTGTCCGTAGTGTCCGGCTATGTCGTCGACGGTGGCGTCAATATGCATGGTATTTTCGAGAGTGGTGTATAAACTCCGCAATTCTTCGGGTGTGCAACGGTCATTCGCTACCTGATAACGGAGATAATCAAGGATGTCTAAAATAATTCGTTTAATCATTGTCCGACTTTTTTTGCGGTCATTTTGCTTTCTTTTATTTCCTCCATGACGATACGTTGTGCTTCTTCGGGAGAGATATGCTTCTTCGGGGTTACGCCAAATCCTATGCGCTTAAGATGTTCCGTAAGTTCTTCGTCGCTTGTCGCAGCAGTCAATGCAGATATAGTTTTCTCGCTTGGTTCTGCATAATCATAATCATAATAACCTTTATCCCACAACAGATAGTTGACCCAATTTTCGGTATCTAAAAACCAATATCGCAGCCACGACCATAAATTATAACTGCCATAAATAGCCTCTATCTTGTCATTGTCCGTTGCTTCTTGGAACAGGCTTCCTACCTGTTGTCCTCCTTTTCCGGCGTAGCGTCCTCCGCCGCTTGCGCCTCCGCCGCCCTCCATCTTTTCAGCGTCTCTCTTACGCCTTCGCCAATTGGTTTCATAGAGAGCGCGAGTTGATGCTTTGTATTTTCCCAATTGGCTAAAGAAAAACCCATCTCTTCATCGTTGAGGGCGGCGTTGTTGATTGTGGCTGTATGCTCCTCATACCGTAGCATCAAACAGCGCCATTTCAGTGCGAAAAGGAATGGAATATATAGGGCCTTGTTGCCCAATAGATAGTAGGCAGCTGTCTTGGCGTGGAGCGTATCGAGTTTGCGCTGTATCTTCTTGGCCTTGCGTAGTGGCATGGCTTCTTTCTGCTTGCCTGAGAGGGCGTACGCCTCAAGTTCAAGAGTATGTATTCGCATTCTTATCCATTTGCCTATTTGTTTTACAGTGTAAGTCTTTCCTGCGACAGTTATCACTCGCGGGAATCCATGCTTGATATGCTCCTTTGCCGCCACCATGCGGTCAAGTTCCTCATCGGTAAGCTCCTGCGGTTTTTCTTTATTCTCAATCATATCTGTGTATTAAGGGAAAGGGCGGCGGCAATGAAGCTACCGCCCTTTGATGTAAAGATTGTTATGCTTTATGCTCCGGAGTCAAAGGTGAGTTCGATTTTGTCAATGAGCATCATTGTGCCGAGCTTGCCTTCTACGTTGCAGTCCTGCGCCTTGACAACAGATTTAAGCACGAAGAGCTTGTTCTCCATGTTTGGACCGGTAAGGATTCGGGCTTTGGGGAGGAAAAGCGCTTTTTTCGCGGTGTCGTTCACAAGCGCGATGGGACGTGTGATAACGGGCATTTCCTCGGTGGTCGCTGTCGCTGTCGCGTTTGCGCCGAATGCACTTCCGGTGCCGAGCGATGTGATGTCCGCGCCTTTGAGAAATTCCTTGAACTTCGCCGAAGAGAAGTCCGCCATCTCGAAGTCAAAGCCGAATGTTCCCTTTGTCGGGTTAGACACGATGATGTCGCCCTGCTCGTCCAGCTCGTCCTCGAACGACGGGTCTTCGCCGTTCCATGTGGTCGAGCCTTGATACACCTGACCTACGTCGAAACCCTGTTTTGTGATGTCGCCAACTGTCTTGTTGGCGTAGTCCTCTACCTCGTCAAAGACTATCATGTAGCTTTGACCGTTAAATTCAGAGGTAGGTGTGGCTTTGGTAATTCCTGCCATGATTATATGGTTTTAATTGTTATTGATTCAAAAATTCATCTGTCGTATGCCACTCCACGTTGAGAATTGTGGTGGAGTAGCCCGTAGTGAGATTTGTTGTTGTCGGGGTAATCACGTTTGTGGGGTCGAAGCTGAACACGAAGCCCTGCGAGACCTTGCGATGAACGAGCGGAACTACCTGCGCCACAATCTGCTTGACGAGTTTCTTCTTCGCCCTGCCGTCCGTCTGCGCCTTGCACCATATCGTCAGCATAAGGTTGCCTTTGAAAAGTGCCGGGTCTTCCGTGAGCGACTGCGCTCCTCCGTTCCACTCCACGTCGATGAACTCGTCCGCGAGGTTCTTGTTTGGGCGTTCCTCATCGCCGTAAGCTCGTATCGTGTGGCTCTGCGTCGCCGAGGTCTGCACCGTCACCTTGCCGTCAAGCAAAGCGGCGAGTGCCACGTCCGGATTGAGGTCTGCGATTGTGTTCATAGCATCGTGGTTTGAGCGGTTACTTCTGCGTTCGGGATTGCTCTCAGACCTGCGAGAATGTCATTGACTGCCGTTCCACGTATGGTCTTGAAGAAGTCCTGCCCGCGTCCGAGAGGCGAGCCGTGCGTGTCTATGTGATAGGCGTAAGGCACTGCGGAGAATACCACAAACCACACTCCTTTGGCAAAGCGCGTGCTTGCCTCGGAGATAGCCTGCTGGAGAAAGGCAGAGCCGTCTATACCGTAGTGGTTCACTCCGTCAAAGCCGCTCTTGCCCTGCTTCTGCGCCCGTTTGGTGGGGATAAATGCCGAGATTGCTCCGTCGGCATACACCGCGCACCCCGTAGCGTCGTGAAGATTGGCTGTGTATTCGGGTATCAGTCCGCTGTCAATCAGTTGCACCACTTCCTGCGCTTTCTGTCTGAGTATAGACACAAGCTGCGGTTGCGCAACATTCTTGACAAACATCTTCATTCCCTCTTTAAGGACATTCAGATTTTGCCTCTGATAGCCTCTTACGCTTGGATTTGCCATACCTTATTTCTCCACGCTTTGCTTAATCTCAATCTCCGTCACATAGTCGCCCGTGAGGTCAAGTCCGAGGTCGTTGGCGAGTTTCACTACTCCCTCGCGCTTGCGTCCGAGTGCTGTTGTTACCGTGATATTGTCGTTCTCCAACACCATCACGGCCTTTGGCAGATAGACAACATCGTTGTGCGTGATAATCGAGAGGCTTGTCTGTCCTCCCGGCTGAAAGTCGCACACGCCGCTGTATATCTCCTCGCTCACGAGGTTGTCCCACTCGTCCGTCTCGCCCGTGCTTCGGGTGATTACACATTTGTCGGGGTAGCTCAAATCGCTCATCGCCAACCTCCTTTCGTGCGTAGATTCGTAGCGTCAAACATTCCTCCGCTGTCTGTCACTTCCTCATCAACCTCGGCACCAAGATCTCTGCGCAACTTGTCGCCAAGTGCACGGAAGGCTTCTCTGTCCTTAGTAGTCAAAGGATAACCGCCAATGGAGATTTGTCTGTTGCCACGTTTCTCGCTTTTCGTGCCGCCCGTGATTGCCGCCGACATCGAATAGTAGAGGGTAGAGAGGGCGTAGTTCAAGCCTTTCATGTATTCCTCGTCGCCGATATAGTCCTCCACCGTGTCGGTCAGTGCGACCACGCGTAAAGGTTCGGGACGCGCCTCAATCGGCGACAAAGCCGCCACTTCAAGCACATTCCCCTCTATCTGATTGCCGAGGCCGTGAAAATGCCCCCTAAGCCATTGCTCTACCGTCATAACTGCTTACACGTATGATTTGGTGTAGTAAGTTTTACTTTCCTGCACCGTTGTGTCGGTTGTCAGAACATAGCTGTCTCCCACCTTCTCGTAGTAGCCCTTTGTTTTGGGATTACCCGTAGGAGAAGTCACTGCGGTGTATTTCACCGTGACAGACTTGCCAATCAGGAAGCGGTGGAGCTTCTTAGGACGGTTAGGCACGGCAAGCACGGTCATTTCCGATTCCCAATACTCCGTTTTGGTCTCCGGGTTGTACCATGTCTCGATAAGTCCGCGACCCTCGAACATTCGCGAGTAGAAAGCCGAATTGTTGCCTCGCATTGGTGCCACGTTCTTGATTGTACCGATGTTGCCGGTAGGACGGAACAGAAGCACGTTCTCGTTAAACGGTTTCAGCAGCGGGTACTCAAACTTCTTGGTCGTCTCGTTGAACTGTGCCACGGCTACCACCTCGTTGTGCAGTTTCACGTTGCTTACTCGTGGGAACAGACGCTTGAAGTAGCCGACAAGAACCTGAGCGTTGTCACCGTTCACAAGCATCACATTAGCTCCAGCCTCCGATGCCCGCTGGTCTGCATCGGACTTTGAGGTGGTTGCGGTAAATAGTCCCTGCACGGCAAGATAACCGATGGCTCTTACGATGTCCGGGTGTCCCATAAATGTGCAGAACGACATTTCGTCGCCCTCGGCCTCGACTACCCCGTATGTGCCGTCGAAAAGCAGCTCACGCAGGAACTTGTTGATGTCCTGAATCGGGTGCTTGGTCTCGTCGTAGGTCACGGTGCCGTCGTCAGAGATTGTGTAGTATTCTCCCACATGGGTATTGCTTTCGGGAACGTGCGATTTGAACTTCACACCCACAATACCGTTGGGGTTGTTCACATCTGTAAGTTCAAGCCCGAAGTTCGACTTCATCTGACCTACCTGATAGGTCACGGACTGAGCGTGTGATTCGGGGAACTGAGCTGCAAACTCCAGTAGGTTTTTGCGGTACATCGCCTTGATGTCCGGGTAGGGGCTTTCGCCTACGAAACGTGCGGCATTGGTGATGTCCTGCTCTGTGATTGCAAGGCGGCGCAGGTCATTCTCGCCGATTGTCTCAAACCGTTTCTGTCGGGGGATGTAACCTTCAAGGGTTTCCATCGGAATTTCACGCCCACGGGGAAGTGCCGGAGAGTTGAGGTCAAGATAGGTGGCCATTGCGGTCACGGAGTCCGTAACTTCGGCAAACTTGTAGCGAAAGTCTATCTGCGCTTGGTCATAAGTGAACCCGTCAATATTATAGCGGAACTGCTCACGCCCTTTGAGAGTCTTATTATACCATGCGTCAAATTTCTGCTGAGTGCCGATACCCAGCGTTTTCATCGCATTGCCAAATCCGTTAAATCCTGTTTCCATAGTCTTTATCGTTTAAGCGTTGATGAATGTTATGCGCCCGAAAAGAGCGGTTTTCTGCGCGTCGGTGATGGTCGCGTCTGTGCGCTTCACCATGATTTCGCCACGGGTGCAGATGGTCACGGTTGCACCGTCTGTGCCTACATAGATGTCCTCGTAGGTAAGGCCATCCGGGGTGCTGCTGTTGAATGTCGGAGTGCCGCCCGGCTTGTCTACGCTCACGGGTGTTCCTGCCGGAATGGTCTTACCCACGGGGTATGTCTCCGACACCGCGAGGTATGCGCCTCCGGGATAGAACTCACGCGCAGATTTCCATAGACTTCTGCGCCCTACGCTCACGGGACCTGCCGATTCGGCGTTGAAAGAGTTTCCGTAATTTTTCATTGTTGGAAAGATTTTGTTTTACAATCAGTTATCTTTCGGCACTTCCCATCCCAAATCTTTCATGGAACTTTCCCATTCGCTCATGTCAAGGTTTCCGTCGCCCGCGCCGCCGTCGCTCTGGAACGGCTTGGTGGTGTCAATGCCTTTCTTGCCCACACGCTCGTTGAAAGTTTCCTTATACTTCGCTGTGAGCTGTTCGGCTGTCCATGTCTTGCCGATTCCGTTGTAGATGCCCATTGCCATGTTGTAGGCATACTCGCTTTCGTCGGGGTAGCCTTTCGCATAGTCCCATGTGGCTTTCAGCTCGTCAAGGGCGGCGACAGCCGATTTCTGCGACTGCGCCGTCTTGAAAGCGTTCAGCTCCTCCTGTAAAGGCTGGAGTTTTTGCTCCCATGCGGTGTTAAGTCGCTCCACAAGAGCATCCACGTCAAGACCCTGCGGTTTCGGTTCGGGATTGGTTTCGGGTGGTTTGTTGCCGTTGTCAGAGGGTTTCGGAGCAGGCTCGGGCTTGTTGCGTTTCGCCCTGTCTTTGTCCAGCACACTCTGATAGGATTTCAGCATGGCAAGAGTCGCCTCGTTTTTCACGAACTCCTCAATCTTGCTTTCATCCGTTACGAATGTCGATGCGAAAGCGGCAACTCCATCCAGTCTGTCATCGTCCAGCTCCAGTCGCGATTTGTACTCCTGTCGCAGTGCTTCCTTGATTTTTTGTTTCATTTTCAATGAATTGTGGTTAAACAAAAAGAGCCGACCGACGCTGTTACACGTCAATCGGCTCTGTGGCTCTTATTGGTGGAGATAAAAGGAATCGAACCTATTCAGCTAAATAGCGGCAGATTTACAGTCTGCTCCGGCTCTCCTGCTCCGGCGTATCTCCGTATGTCTTGCGGAAAGAGCGGGATTTGAACCCACGAATCGGTCGCCCGATTTACACCTTAGCAGGGTGCTGCATTACCGCTCTGCCATCTTTCCTTATCTGTGGAGCATAAGGGACTCGAACCCCCGACTTTCTGCGTGCAAAGCAGACGCTCTACCAACTGAGCTAATACCCCAATATGTGCAAGAGCCGACCACCCTCACGGGAAATCGGCTCTTGGCTCTTGCGTTTCCTAATTCTCACTTCTTGCTGATGAACATTTGTCACTTACTTGTCAAGACTTAGTTTTTTTATCGGTATATGCCTCTCTTTGCGACATCTCTTGCAAAAGAGATACAGGTCGCCGTCCCCATGTATATCTTCATACCTTCCGAGGACTTTTCTGCAATACGGGCACAAAATATCTCCTTTCATGTTGCAAAGATATATTATTCAATTGAATAAATCAAGTATTTTAAAGTAAAACTTAAACTTTTTTATTATCTTTGCGTCATAATAAGAGCCGTAGAGCCACATGACCCCATCCCGGGACAGGTGGCTCTTACTGTTTTATTGCGCAAACGAGTATGAAAATTAATTACGGTGATACTGAGGGATAATGTTCAGGCTGCTTAATTCTGACATACAATTTCCGGCACTCTACCCAAAAGTGGAGCGCAAACTTGCCACAGTCAAAAGCAAGAGCAAAACGGTTGTGGGAGGGTTTGAGTTGCGTCATAAGATTGACTACATTCCGCAGGTAGGGCTTCAGGAGAATGTATGTGCCTCGGAGTGTAATCTTGTGTTTATGTGCGGACAAGGTACGTCGGGAAAGACTTTCTCTATGTATCTTAAGGCACTGTCTGGCGTAGACAAGCAGGACTTCAAGGCTCGTCTTATCTCAGTCCGTGCATTGGACTCCAAAAAAGGCTCGTCAATTTTCACGGACGGTGTAAAGGTTTGCGGAGGCTTCGCCGGATGTCAGGCAAGTTCATCCGATATTCCCTCGTTTGTATGGCCGCAATGGAACTCCAACCTCCAGCTCATACACTCCAACTTCAACTACGCCAACCCCGACGAAAAGAAACTGTTTGAGGACTACGCCAAGAAAAATCAGGCTTCGCTGATAATGATTGACGAGGCGACCGAAATGAATCATTTCGGGATGTTCTCGTTTTGGTTCATGCGTAACCGCGACGATTCGGGCATGATTCCGCAGATGATTCTCTCGTTCAACCCCCTGCACGAGCATTGGACTACGGAGATGTTGCGTGACGCGGGCTATCTCGGAGCGGACTGGTATCTGCGCAGGGATATGATTGGCAAGATACGCTATTTCTATGTCAAGGGCGACACTCCGGCTGAAATCATTTGGGGCGACACACGCGAGGAAGTAGTGGGAAAAGCCAATCCCCGAATATCGCAGGAGGACAGAGAGGCGGGGCTTACCGAAGCCGACATGGTAAAATCGTTTACCGTGTTCACGGGTACTGCCGCAGATAACCGCGAGCTTGTAAATGCTACCGGCGGTCAGTCAGTCGCCAACCTACACGCTGTAGGCGGCACGCAACGCGCCATCGTCGGAGAGGCTTATTTCGGTCCGGTGGAGAACGAGGAAATTAATGTAAGCCGCTCAATGATTCATTCTCTGTGGGAAAATCCGATTGACAATAAGGATGCCAACGTGTATGCCACAATGGATATTTCCAAAGGTGGCGTTGATTCCGACGGCTGTCCCTGCATCATTTGGAAAGGCTTGCAGATAATAGCCATTGAGTTTTTCCGAAAAGACACCGAATCTGAGGAAACACATCAGTTGGAGAATTTCATAAACGGCATACTCTTTCGCTACAATATACCAATCTCAAACTTCGCCTACGATGCAAACGGCATTGGCGGTCTGATTGAGGACTTCTTGAAAAAAGGCGCAAGAGGCATTAGCGGTCAAGGGAGAGTTGAACAGGAGTATGACGAAAACGGCAATCAGGTAACGGTAGCGAGATATTTCAACCTCCGCTCCCAGCTTCTCGGCAAGACCGAGATAATGCTGAAAAAGGGAGAAATCTCGGTTGGCGTAAGCAAAGACCTTGTAATTCCATACGGCAAGAAAGGACAACGTCGACGTCTCATTGACGTGCTTTTCGATGAAATCAATGTGTTCATCACAACCGACCGCAACGGCAAAATCTATTACCGCAAGAAAGAGGAATACAAGGACAAATTCAAGTCCTCGCCCGACCTCATGGATGCCATTTCCTACCGGGCAATCTTTGAACTCGACACCCGCGAGCGCAAGCAGCCCTCCAAAAGAGTACCCGAAAATGCCTATTTCAACTTGGTAAACCGGCCCCGCATAGTCAATCCGTGGCGCGGATTTCGATAACAACAGATAACGAGATATGAAAATTTCAGACAGACTACAAAAACAGTTTTGGCGGCGCAGGATAAATCCCGATGCCGTCGATAAGCATACACCCGTAGGAGCGCAGTATTATCAGGAACCTGCTATGTCGTTTGACGATGGCTGTTATATGCTGTTGACGCAAGAGGATTTCTGCCGCGAAAACGACCCATTGGCGCACGACATCAACAGCAAATACATGAGTATGCGTCCGATTTATGAGGTGCGCAAAAAGCTGGATGCAGACGGCAACGCAGTCCTTGACGAAGAAGGCACGCCGATAAACGAATGGCATATTGTTGACTTTGAACCCGTGGAAACAGTACGGTTCGGCTTGCAGATGCGAATAAACACCTCAAAGACGGCATTTATGGCAGGAAATGGCTTTTGGGTGTGCCACGAAGACAAAGACCACGACCTCGGCGAAAAACTCAACTCATGGAAAGACAGCGCCGGACTCGATACGGCATGGATGGAGTTGGTGAAGTCCTGCTACCTCACGGGGGACGGCGCGATATACCAATACGTTCACAACGGGCAGCTTCGATATGAGGTTTTCAGCTATCTGAAAGGCGATATTCTTTTCCCCGACTATGACGAGAACCGAAATCCCGTACTTACCCGTCTTTATACTCTCCGAGGCAGACGCGCAGTGGATATTTTCACCACGGAACGTGCGCAGACATGGATTGAGGGCGACAAGATAAGCGAAAAGGATGCGTCGTGGTTCATGCGCTTCTCGGGCTGGTTTGCCAAAGGTCTTAAATGGGACTCGGCAAATACGAGTGAAGACGGCTGGCGTTGTCTCGCCGACAACCCCACACAAACACCAGTAGGTATCAATCCATGTACCTATTTCAAAGTGCCGGACATTCCGTCGGGCATAGCCAATCAGGAAATCGGCACACTTGAAAAGGCGTGCTCATTTGTAGCCGATGGTGTGCGCGCCAATTCGCAGGCTCCGCTTTTCGTTAAAGCGACCGACATAGACAATTTGCCGCGCACCGATTCAACGGGCAAGATTATCGGTGTGAAAGGCGCAGTAGAGGAACTTAAAGCCGCCGATGCGAAGTTCCTGACACCGCCGAATCTCTCGGACATAGCCACGATAGACATAGCTAACAAACAGAAGTCTATACGAGAGTCCACCATGAGCGTCGATATTTCTCCCGAGATATTCCGTGCGGCTGACCCGTCATCAGCTGCAATCAAGTTATTATTCACAGATACGATTATTTGGTGCAAGAACGAGTTTGTGCATCTTTATCCCTCGCTCGTCAGCCTCGTGGATGTGTTCAAGGCTCTCGTGGCAAAGATTGAGGGCAACGGCAAGATTGCGACCATGCGGACTTCTTGCGGCTCAGACCCGTGGATTCCTCAGAATGACTCCGAAGTCCTGAAGCGCGAAATAGACCAGGTGCAGAATCGTATGAAATCGCGAAAAGCAGCAATGTCAGATGCGGGCAATAATCATGTCGAGGATTATGAGCAGATTATAAAAGAATGGAAGGAGGAACTTGACATCAAGGCTCGAATCCCGGCTGTCGCGAAAGCCGAAGTCGAAAAGGAATACGGCGAACCGCAGGAAACAATAGAAGTTGTAGATGATGATAACGGAGCAAAACCAAAAATCGACAACAACGCAAAAGGGAAGTCGATAACAGAATAAGCAAAGGGCGCAAGGTCAATCCCTGCGCCCTCGTTCATGTTTCTATATTTGCTCAGAAGGGGAGGTCGTCAGCCCCTTCTACTGGAGTTGCTGGTTGTGACTGTACTGCCGGTTGTGGATGAGACGCTTGCCATCCTTGTTGCTCGGGTTGAGCCGGAGCTTGCTGCGTCGACGTAGCTTTCCAGCACGAAGCCGACATATATGTTTTATTGTTGTATTCGCGTGTCGAAAAATCGACCTCTACCTCATACTCGCAACCCTGCTGTATGTTGAACTTGCCGATGTTGTCGTTCATCACCGAAAACAGAATCGCTTTCGGATATTCCGGTTTTGAATTGTCGTAAGTCAGCACCACGTCCACGCGCTGCCACTGTTTGCCTGATTTGCTTGTACCACTTTGTATCTGAGACACAGAAGTGACGGTTCCTTTAAATGTTGCCATATTCGTTTTTATTTTGATTGTTTATTTCTTTTCACCTCGTCGATACACTTTGCTATCCAACCGCACAGATAGGCAAACGGCTCCTGATTTCTCGGGTCGGGGTATGCACCGATATACTCGAATATCTCCAACGCAGCATGCGCCGACTCATGCGTGATATTACATGTCGTTATTGCTTTACGGTTGGCAAAACGCATCAGTATTCCACCTTTTCCATCGGGCTTCAATCTCCGCGTATGGTCTACTTGTGCGTCGGCGTTTTCTTCCATCGGTGCGACATCCTCAAACATATCTTTAATCACTTCGTAGGGCGCACCGACAGTCACCCACAACTTACGAGGGTATATTTCGCAGTCAAATTCGTGTATCTGTGTCATATTAATTTTCTATCTTCCCGCTCAGAATATCCTCCATGCGGACGTTGTTCTTACTCTCCAATTCGTCAATAATTTCTTTCGGTATCTCCAAGAGGTCTTTGCCGTCATTGAAGCGATAGCCGTGTTCCTCGGCAAGTTTGCGACATTTGCAGTAGGCGCACATATCGAGCATCTGACCGTTAAGCACCATACTCTCCACGCCTATTCGGTAGCGACATTCCGAGCAACGCGTCATAAGTACACGAATAGGGGCGATAATGCGGTCAACGTCCTCTTTGGTTATCTTCATTTTGATGGCGAGGTCGGTAACGAGCTTTGCAAACTCAGGGTCACTAATTTTACCTGCCTCTATCATCTTAATCACCTCCAGCATCAGCAGTTTAGAGGCTTTTTCTTTTCGCTCCTCGGTCAGCTCCTCTAACTCATCGCCGATTTTTGTATCTTTCCTCTCCAGAAACTCCGCAAGTGTACGCTTGTACGCATCTGCATACTCCCGATTCTTCGCATAGTTGAAGAATTGCGTACAAGCTGCACGCCCCGTCTTATTCAACTTCCCCGATGAGTCAAGGAACTCGGGGTGCCACAACGCGAAAGCCTTTTGGTTCGGCACGGCAAAGGCGATAGCGTAGGAGAGCATGTCCTTATCTGCCGCCGGAATCTTGCTTTCGTCGGGAATCGGTCTGTTCGGTATCAATCTTTCGTCTGCCATATCACACAAATGTCATTTCAAGTTCTTCTAAAGTCTTTACAGGGAATGAAGTAGCCAAAATAGTTGAACCTGCTCTTACGATAAAATCGCAACCTTGCGTTTTGCAAAACTTGTCAAGCTCTCCCGAATTGCTTGCCCGTATAAAAGCTCTCACAAATCTTGCCAAACGCTTATTACCCCTTTGCTTTCTGAAAATATATAATATCCCAACCTTATCGCTTGTTTCTTCTAAATTTTCTCTTTCAACCTTGGTATCCGGAGCTATAATCATATTGCGATATATATGCTCCTCACCGTTGTATTTAATATTGTAGCGTGCCATATCACTTTCTCATTTCAAATCCATAACTTGCAATCGCCAAAGCGTCAGCCGCCCATAGCGTAACCTTCTGCTTCGGAAATCGCTGTTGCGACCACGCCTTAATGCGATTTTTGTGCGAAGTTTTGCTTTCGTTACTTTTACCTTGCAGATTAAAGTGCTTCTGCCACTTGGCAGGAGTAACTTCCACGGTGGATATGCCTTTTGCTAAAAGAGCCATCTCCAACTGGCCGCAGTGTCGGGCGAATGTAGCAGTAGCCTTTGAACTCTGTCCCGGCATACCGAAGCCGACTTTCTCAATGAAGCACACCACATCGTCAGTATTCCAACCGCCTAATGCGGTAAGAATGTCCTGCGGCGTTGACGGCATTTTCTGACATTCCAAAAAAGAGCCATCAGAATCGAGCCATACCAGGCCGCCGTTGCTTCCGGGGTCTATACCTAAATAGATTTTGCTCATACCCATTCCTTGTCGTAGTCCATTATCGTGTCGGCAGTTATACTCCAATTAAGCACATCTTCAAGGCAAGCAACCCTATTGCTATTCTCAAATTGTATATTCACATCAATACAAGGATAGCCGTCGGAGTGATTGCCATTCCAACCCACGTTTATCACCGCATTATGTTTGCGAAGCACAGCGGCTAAATCAGAGAGGAAAGCGAGCTTACTATCTATCGGCTCTAAATTGCAAGCACAGATAAAATGCTCTGTCATTTCACCGCTTTCCGCGTTCTTCATTCTTATTCGGCAGAAGCCTTTAGTGTCCTCGTCCGACGACACTTCACCAACACAACCTTTCTCAAAAGTTATGTAATCAAAGCATACGGTTCTTCTCATACGGACTTTATCGCCTTTCTTTAATTTCTTCTCCATCTCTTTATCTCTTTGTTTGCGAGATGTAGCTCTCACACATCTCCATTGCCAATTCTGTATCACTATCAGCCAATAGTTAATCGGCGTTGTTTTATATCTGTGTGTGAACCACAAATAGAAACGAGCGGGCAATCTCGAATATAGCCACACCGCCGCGATTTTATATATCTTATTCCGATATGTCATTCTTCGCTTACCTCCACAATAACACATTGCTCCTTGTCAATACCATCTCGCCCTATCCCCTCGACAACAGCCCACGCCTCCCAACGCTCCATCAGCTTGGCAATGGTCATATTCTCGCCGTAGATAGAGCGGAGCATGAAGGTGAACTCCGGCGAGTTGATGCGGAAACGGCATAACTGCACAACGCGCATATCTGTCCGCTTCCATGTACTCTCGAACAAAACCCAGTCTCCCGGCTTTGCTTTCTGCAACGCTTGGTTGCAGTACAACCCAATCGGGAGAATTACTTGCGCCACACTTCTCGCCTGAGGTGTCGGGTGCTGTATATTTATCGGTCGGTTCATACTATTTCAATTTTATAAATACACCGTGTAGTCCGCAATTCTGCAAGACTCGCGAATTTTCCTCGCCCCATGCCAATAGCACTGAGCCGCATCCTGCCGAATCGCCTTGTAAGCCATCGGGTCTGTAAAATTTGAGTCTGCCACGCAGAATAAGCATAGAGTCTGCTGTCGGGAATATCGTGTTATGCCATAGCGCAATATCCATGCGGTTGAATATAAGGGCAATCCCGTTGCCGTGACGAGCCATTTTCTCAATAAACGCACATACGAGTTTGCGCGAATACGGAGGGTTGAGCCAAACGCGTCCATGCCATTCGTTAATCAACCCGTCATCCTCCTTGTAAAGGTGCCTTTTGGCGGTTATCCAGCCATGAGCCGCGCACGGGTCTAAATCAAACTCGCCCAATGCCTCTATTATGTATGGTGGCGTGTACCACTCATCAGAAGCAGCCGAACGTTGAAAAGACACATCCATACTCAATTCCTATTAGTATTTACAACCGCCACGGCTCGGCGGAAGTGCAGCCACCATTTTTCTTTCAATACCCGCTTGCGCAAATCGTCTTCGCCTATGCGCTGATACTTGCTCGTCCGTGTTTCCACAAGCCCCTCCAACGCCGCCGCCTCACTGCGCATACGCTTGCCACAGAAGCCTTGTATCTTTTCCACATAGCCGTAGGTGTCAACTCTCTTGCCGCCCCACAATACACGCCGTTCCTCCATGAACGTGGTGATAGTGTCGGCGTTGGGATTGGCGAGGAAATCCTCGACCCCCATATTGTAGAAGTCCTGCGCTACGGGTAATATGCATGAATAGAAATTACTTCGCGCCCACGCCCCCATGCGGATAAACATTTTACGGACAGCTTCGTAAATCTTCATAGCCTTTGCCTCTCGCTGGAGCGTCAGTTGCCAGTCTATTTCATCGGATATGAAGCCGTCGCGTATCAGTCCGAAGTTGCCGGGATAGTTGGTCGTTTCGATATGCTCACGACACAGCCCCTCGTCGTGCGAGTGCTGATAGCCGTCCTCCACGCCGAGTTTGTACATCCGGTCAAAGAGCGTTATCAGCTTCGACACGTCTTTAGCCTCTATGAGTGGTTGCTTAGCCATTACTCTTTATCCTCGTTCAGAATTGCACGCATAAGCTCCTTGTCGACCTCTCGTTTCGCTTTCAGCTCTTTCTTGCTCATGCCCTGCTCCGAAACGATGTCCTCCATGAACGCCTGCGAAGCCATTTCCTCGGAATCGGTAACGGCTTTCGCCTTTTCCGCGCCTTTAGCATTTGCACGCTCATGCCAGTTATTTATAGCCGTGTTTACATCTTTGGCTAATTCCGTGTCGTTCCACACCGTAGCCAAATGATACAAACGTGTCATGTAATCATGCAAAACGGGAATATCGTCTTCTATCGCCGCATTAAGCAGGAAATAATACATATCATTTCTGCCTCCGATACGGCAATTAAACATTCCGCTATCGCACGTTATCGAAAGGAAAGTCCGCTCGATGCTTCCCTCCTTGTAGTGGAACGTGAACTTCCACTCGCCAACCTCTTTCACGAGGTAAGGCTTACGCTGTTTAATCTTTATGCTCATTTGTCTTTTTGGATTGTATCGTTATGTTGTAAATCTTGCAATGAAGTGCGAAACGCTGTGAGAGAGCGTTGAAATTGCGCTCAATCTTTCTGCGCTCCTTGCGCATCCCCATGCCATAGTATTTATGCCATAGAGCGTGATAGTCGCGCAATCGTGTGAGCATATCTTGCGCCTCTTGAACTGGTTTAAGGTTAGCGTTTTCCTCAAACCACTTGGATAGACTCGGCACTTCAAACGAAAACGAGAAACTATCCTTTGTCGGAACATAATCCGCTTCATCCTCCGATTCAAGTCTTGCACTACATTCCACAACCTTGCCGAGTGGCTTCATTTCGCCATTCGGCTCGCAAATCAGTATTTCGGGATTTCCGAACAACTTGTTTGTATCTTTGTCGCCCATAGTCAGTCTTTCTTACGTTTATCAAATCTTCTCATTCTCGCGCAGTCGCAGTCGGGAGAGCAGGCAACATCTACCGCAAAGTAGTAGCCATAGATACGCTCTGCGTGGAATTGCTTATGGCAATTACCCTCAACGCCGTAGTGCCTACACGCCTTTCTGTACGCCTCGCGCTCCTTAGTTTCCATTGTCATCAGAATATTTGATTTCACCTTCTATCATTGCCGGACTTGCCAACAGAATTTTGGAGCCTACTGCCATACTCACTTCCCTTTCAGCCCCTCCACAACCGCTTTGGCAACCGAAACGGCATACTCGGCTATGGCCATTGGGCGTCTGTCCGATGCGGAGTTTACGGTTTTAAGCACAATCTCTTTGGCGAGGTCGGCTTCATATATCTGCCAATCGAAAGGGTCAGCAATGCCCGATAATGCTTTGGCGTAAGCCTCTAACATATCGGATATTTCGTTTGCGGTTTCTTTGGATATGCCGTCGTAGGGTTTCTTCTCCGCCTCCGTCTGCTCCGTTGGCTCGACCTTGCGCTCAATCATATCGTCATTGATGCCGCCTATGCTTGGGTCTATATCCACTCTGTAAAAACCGTTATCCTCAACCGCTGTTATGGTTGCTTCTTTGCTTGCAAACATCAGCAGCATCCACCGAAAACTTTTATCCTTTACCTTTTGTAGTTCATAGATGTTTTTGAACTTTATTCGGTCGCCTTTGTGGTACTTCGCCTCTTTCGCCTCCGCATCGACCTTGACGAGATACTTGGTCGGGAGGACATACACCATTGTAAGAATCATATCTGCGTTCTCTATACGGGCGCATTCATCTTCAATCTCCACGACTTCAAAATCCATTTTTGTCGCAAGATTAAAGCCGTCTTTCGTGTAAATCTTCGGCGCGTTCTCCGACACCCTCACCTTGTCGCCTTGCTTGATTTCGTTGCTCATTTTTCCAAATAAAAGGCTCAAACTTTCGCCCGGCTGTGCGAGAACCGGGGTACTTGTCTGAGCCGTTAAATTCCTTTTCCGAAACCTCGCACGTTTCATAAGTACAAATATGGTGAAAATATGTGAGTTATGCAATAAAAGTTAAAGAAACTTTAAGTTTTGTTGCATAATTAATTGAAATATACTATCTTTGCGGTGTGAAATAATCCACTGCGGAACATAAGCCGCTGATTTTCCGAAAATAAATTTGGAAAATCGGATTTTTGAGCGTAATTTTGCAACGCTACAAGGTTAGTGACCCAATCACTATGACGGGCGGCATTATCCGCTCAACCAATTTCGGTCGGGCATTTTTTATGCTCAATCGTGGACATTATAGGCGTGTGCCTTTTGCGTAAGAACGGTAAGCTCGTCAGAGTGAACACTAATCTTGTAGCAGCGCATTTGGTACACGCTCTTTTTGTGCCTATAACCGTTCTAAATGCTACAAGAACAAAATGAAAACATCAGCCACTACACCGAACAGACCTCGGTCGGAAGCGCAAAATCGGCTTACCTCCGAGCTTCGGGAGTATTTCATCGCATATTTTATGCGACGCTACCCCTCCACAAAGAAAATCACGCTCAAACTCTACTACTCGCACCGATACACTGCAAGAGTGCTGTATAAGGGAGAGGCGCCGAACCGAACATTCTTCGTCAGAGCCAGCTCTTACGAGGCTCTTGTTCTGAAAGTCGCCGAAACATACGCTTATCGCGGCGTACCGATGGCAGTATGACATATAAAGAGGCGACGCTCATTCGGGTGTCGCCTCTTTCTTTCGTAGACAAAAGCCGTAGCCAACCTGCAATCGCTGCTTGAAACACCCTTTTTGTGCCAGCATAGCCGACAATTCGGGTCGGGCGTGCTGTTTGCTGCCCTCAGCCTCGGCAAAAGCCTTATATTCGTCGTATAGGTCGGCTAAGCTGCGCCAACAGTCCTTATCGTACTCCGTGACCGCCTCGTACTCGTTCTCAGCCCACCATCGGCGCATATTGTTGCTGCCTGCCATGATGATTTCCTGCGCCTTTTTCATATCCTCGCCCATCACAATATCCCCCTTGTTCTTGGCGAAGATGCGGTAGCCCTCTACAATCCAATGGAAGATATACACAAGAGCCTCGGGGCGCGTCAGCTTGTAGGTGAGCGAGGTGTCACGCTCCTCGCCCGTAAACGCACGTGTAGTCGTGTGCACGACCAACCGTCGACGCTGACCGCCGTAGCTGTCATCGTCAGTCTCGGGCATGGCGTTGGCGCAGCACAATAGGGGAGGGGCAGTAACTTTTATGACCTTTTTGTCGTAAAGTCCGCGGCCTTGAAACTCGCCGCCGCTCGCAAACCGTTTGAAATCGCCACCTGACAGTTCTTTGCCGTCTATATCGTCAATGAAATTTGCTACCTTTCCCACCAATGAAGCGAGATTGACCTTATAGTCGCTGTCCTTGAACAATTGCCGGAGCGAAAAACATGAGAAATTCTCTTTGCCAAACACTGTCGCTATCACATTAGACACTACGGATTTGCCGTTTGCGCCGGGGCCTATCAGGAAAAGTACATATTCCATCTTGAATGACTCCCTGTCGGCGAGTAATGCCCCACACCACTGCTGAAACACGCTCCTTGCGTCTTTATTCGGGATAATCTCGGCGATTTTATCCTCCCACAGCTTGCAGGGATTGCCGAAAGTGTCGTACTTCTCCGCACATTCGCGGTAAAGCTCGTCCTTATCCTTGTATTCGAGGTCAAGCACGGTAGCAGGGCATTGCTCCACAGCGGGCTTCACCGCCTTGCGCTTCTCCACGTCATACACAAGATTCCGAAACGCCACATAACGCCGATTCGGGCGATACAGATACTTGTCGCTGCTCGATATGGTGTCGAGACAGCTCATCGCGATAGCCTTGGCAGGGTACTCGTCATTGTATTTCTCGCCCAAATCAAGCTCAATAAACGCCCGTTTGAGCAATTCCTTTAAGAATATCTCTCTGTCCTCCACACGCACGAAACAAACGCCGTTAAACGCATATATCGCGCTCTTTGACCCGTCCGAGAGAAAGCGTTTCATCTTATCTTCGCAAATCAAGTTGCGGACTATCGCCCTCAGTCGGTCTACACGACCTTGATACACGTTCTTGTCGTACTTGCCGAGACCTCTCAGTTTGCCGCCGTCCTTGCCCTTTGAATACAACCGCTTATACTCCGCCTCCATCGCAGGGCACAGCCAATCTATAAGATACTGATATAAACTTTCGCTTACAAGTGCCATATTTACTGTTTATCTATTTCAACTTTGTAATCAATAACAATCAGCAAAGGTAAGTTGAGTTGTATTCTGTCTACAACTGTACCACGGAATCCCGCGTGAGCTAACATGTCAAGAACTTCTCGCCAACCGCGCTCCTTATTCTCGTTAATTATCGTGCAAGCATGTTCTGTCTGCTCGGACGCAAGATTGCGTACCTCAAACTCGGCCGCCACATTCCACGATCCCACTTTTCTTTTAGGGGTCATACTCATATACTTTCAGTTTTGTTTTGAGCCATTCCATCGGTCTGATAGCCACATATCCGCCAATGGTTACGGCAAATTCTCCGATATAGCCGATTATCGCCAATGGGGAGGTGATTATCAGCCATACAACACATAGGATGTAGCACACGGCTCTGCGGTGTTTCTTTTTCATATTCACTTAATTATGTTTGTACCACTCCACTGCACTTATAATCCATGCAACTACTATCAATACAATTACGACCGCAATGCCTTGGGGGACTCCTAAACATTCTGTAAAATATACGGCTAAAGCTATAATAGATACAATAAGGATTATACCAAGTATAGGCAATAACCCATGTATCATTGCTAACAGTATCTTCTTCATCAGTCAATCACTAATTGGTTGTTGTCGTTGGTTTCAAGATAAAACTCAGCGTCATAAATATGCTCCGAGTCATCGTATTCCATTCGGTCTACTACCACCTCCATATCATCGGGATAGGCGACGAGGGCTTCTTTTAGTTCTTTTACATTCATTTTCTTTTCCTCCTAATTTTGTCAAACTTAGCGTAGGGCGAGACGTAGGATTTGCGGTTTTGGCGAGGTATAGGGATAATATCGTCGTGGATTTTCTTAAACAAGAGGTCGGCAATATCTTTAATCTCACAGATGCGCTTAAGTGCCACCTGCTGCACTGTAAATTCATCCATCCTCAGCCAAGTTTAACGTGGTTGTTGTTCTTCCTTGAACTTCATAAAACACGTTTGGCAAAAGTGTTGTGTTTTGCCGTTGGTAATGACTATCTTGATGCCATCCGCACGAAGTTGAGTCGCAGTAGGCGCATAGGCGTTGTAGCGACCGAGATACTTCCTGCACCATTCGCAATAGACCTCGTATGACTTAACAATCATTTCCTCCTCCTTTCTCTCGGCACGGGCAGTCGGGGTCGTGGGTGATGCCGCCTCGCTTGAAGCCTTTGTATATTATGTAGCGGTGGCCGTGATAATCGGCGGTGATAAGGCTATCGTCATAACTAAAAGTTTCGGCCTCGTTAATTTTGTCGCTTACGCACCCCGTCAGCGCCAGGGTGAGCAGGGCGAGGAGGGTTAATATCGTTTTCTTCATATAAAAAGATTATTTATGCGTCTCAAATCCTCTCCCACGGGGACAGGGCAGTCTTTTATCCATTCCATGTGCTTGATTTTCCACCCCGAAAGGTCTACGTCGATATTGTCAAGCATTTTGCTGACATCCGCAAAAAGGTTTAACCGCATAGAACATTCCGAGGCAAGGTCGATAGTTATTCCAGGGAATAACTTACAGAATACCTCTACATCACGCTGAGTGTGGGGCGTAATACACATACCGTCAAAATGATAAGCCAACCGAGCGATATTATGTGCACCGCCGATTTGTTCAGGCAGAGCTGTATAAAGATAGAATTTGCTTTGCTCAATCCCCATGACGTCTTGAATCCTCTTAATATCACGTATTAAGTCGATGGTACGCTCTACGAATAACAGAGGCTCGCCGCCTGTTATCATAATTTCCTCATAGTCCCATCTCTCAACCACTGGAAGTTGAGAGAGGTCAAAACGGTTGTTGCAGCAAAGCGGACATTTGTTATGGCACTTGGCGGTTACTACAAGTCGTAATTTCTTATTCTTATCCATATCTTTTGGTTCGTGGTTGCCTATTCCTCCTCTCGGTCGTTGTGGAGGAAAGTTGCTGGTTTTATGCTGCAAATATATTGTATATAAATAATATAAGCAACTAAACCGTATGTAATACTTTAAGAAATTGGTTTTAAGTGTTTGTTTAAAAAGGAGTTGAGTGAGGCGTTTTCTACTTCCGCCATGCATCTGCCTCTTCTCTCTCTTCTCCCTGTCTGTCAGTGGATTAAATGAAAATCACGAATGTAGTATATACTATTTATCTATTTATTTTTTTCTTCCCCTTATATGTATTGACTACAATCTTATTATCATGCGTAATATTTTCCCAATATCTACTACATAACTACATAAATTAAGATAAATATATTGATTATTAGCGTGTTATGCTATGTACTTACAACTGCATACAACTGCATTGCTACATTTAAATGTTAAATAATCATAAATGGTTACAAATTGATGGCAACTGAAATTTTCAAGAAAAAAATTTTCAAGGTCGCACCCGCTCGATTTCGTTTGGCCGGCTTCATACCCCCGCCACCCCTCCATCGGCTTATTATCTCCATTTATTCAGACGGTTACGATACTCGCACGTCCGCCGCAATACCGTATACTATATGGTTGCAGCCTCCTATATCGCTAAATTTGTTCCACGCCTGTAACATGTTACAAATCAGTTACTTTCGAGTGTTTCACGCTCAATCGCATCGCAAATATAACACGTATTTCAGACACTTGCAAGAGTTTTGGCGTTTTTCTTCAAACTTTTTTCCGAGGCTGTCATACGCGATGTAATCATGCTCTATGCGTGTGTTTTGTTACGTTGCATGGGTATATAGTTGTAAGTGCTTGAAAATAAATGAATTATTATTTGGTGGAGTCAAAAATAAGTCGTATATTTGTAATACAAACAAAGGGGATAAGTAACCCAGATATAGCGAACATTGAAAAGAAAACTCCGAACCGTTGCAGCGGTCGGAGTTTCAAAGGTTGAAAGGTGATGCGGCAAGCCTCCAATCTTTGTTAATTGAAATAGCCGCGAAGCCTTTCCATATTATGCGCATCGAAATCGCGTTTAATGTGGGCAAATGGACGGTTAAAATAATACTCCGTCGCTGATGCCTGGGGGTTGCGAAAGCATTAAAGCGGTTTAATAACCGCGCCCCCGAAAGGTTTTCACCCGCAAAGATAGCACAAACTTTGCGAACATGCAACAGGATAAACGAAAACCGCCCCGTTTGTCTGTCGCAGATGAAGGGCGGTTAATAGTTAAATTACAATGCAAAGGTAATAAATAGTTAAATTACGACAATAGTTAAATTATACAATTATGAAAACAACAGCAAACAAAATTAACACCGGTGTTAATTCTCTTTCATCAAACACCCCCTCGACCATGAATGCAACCGAAGTAAAAGCACCCGAATTTTCGGAACTCTCGCACACAGCCACCAACATCGTATTAACAGCCGAAAATGATGGCGATATTTACCGCCGCTATGTTGCGCCTCTGGTGCTCTCTCTGACAAACAAAATCAAACGGGGTATTACCCCAAATCGCAAAAGGCTGGCACAATCCTCCGCAATGCGTTCAATCATCGCCGCCTCACTTGCTGAAATGTATTGCGCCGGATGGATGGAAGACAACACAAGGGTAACAGCAGCAGAACGCAAAGAGGCCGCTAATTATCTGGCATCGGTCTATATCTCCGACGCGGAAGACGAGTATAACAACCAAATGGCAGCGTACAAATGAAACCCACCCTAAAAGCCACGGCGGCGGTTATCGGCATAGTAGCCGCCGGGCTTCTACTCATACACTTTATCGGCCGCTTTATGTGGTTATGCTATTATGCCGGGATAAGATTGTAAAATTGTCAACACATAAACCGAAAGGAAATGAAAAAGGTACAGACCAAACAACAGTTAACGGAAAGCCTGCACAACTTGCATAAATTGTTAAAGGAAGACGGAACAACCGTTTTTTATCCTCCTATCGTTCCAAGCGATTGCCGGAGCTACGACCAAGCGACAGCGGATTATATCCGCGACCAGCGTCTAAGGCTTTACCTTAAATCGTGGGTGATTCCGAACATAGAAAAAGCAATCTCCGAACTATCCAAATAACCATCACACCCGGCGGCGCGGTGTTACTGGCCGCTGCAATCGAATTGACCGCCGGGAGCAAAGAAACAATTAAACACAAAAGACCATGACAATTAAAGACATTTTCAATTTTATTGCTAAACAGACAAAGCAAAACATGCTCAAATGCGGCGAGTATTACAACGTAACAGGCATTGCCGCCAACATGACAAAAGCGGATATTTTAGCACGCATCGAAGTTGTGCTATTGGACAGACACGCCGCAAACATCAATCTTCGCGGCTAATCCACCTTTCCCGGGACGGTCTTAACGTGTGTTCGATTCACACGCCGGGAGCTAAAACTAAAACTTACAGACAAATGAAAATAGAACAATTCAAACAAATGTTTTTAGCGGTTATAGCTATTGGCTGGACTCGCTACGACGAGACAACGGGAGATTGGACGCACGACCTAACCGCCGAACTGGCCGCAAAGGCGAATGACCCGAAACAGTGCGCCAAGATATTCAACCGCGTTAAACTGGTTGCGTACCGCAATTGCATAAGCGAACACGATGCACTGCATAGCCTGATAAACCGCGGCAAACTCTAACCGAATAACTAAATGCAAACAGATATGGCAAAAAGACAAACAACCCTCGACAAGTGCGTAATGTTGGCTGAAAAGCTATTTGGCCGAATTGGGCTTAAAGTTTTCACGAACTTTGCGGAACCCCACAAATATGTTATTGGCATGGCCGCAAGTAACGGCGTTGAAATGGTAAAAGCACTAACACCACGCTTCAAGCCCGCTGAGTTACTTGCATATCTGCAAGGGGTTGAAATGGGGCAAATACTTGAAATGGAGCGCAACGAGCAATAACCGCCCCAAAATCGCCCCTCACACCGCCGGACGGTAATTGCACCTCCGACGGGAGAAAGGCCGGCAGAAACGAAATAAACAAGCAAAAATAAAGATATGGACGCAACAGAGAAAAGGCAGATAAGCCAAAAAGCAAAAGATTTAATAATAGACGGGTGGACATGGTTTATTTACACCCCTGAACGCTGCGAGTATTTAGCAAAACGAGTTAAACACTATTGCGGCAAAGACATAAAGGTTAGCCCCGACTTTGGCACGCTCAACGGTAAACCAATAGCAAGAATTTCGCTATAA